TGGCAATGCTACTGAGTTAAGGCAAAGTAATGGTCAATTGAAGTCATGGAAATTTCCTGACAAATATGTGACATTAGATAGGTTATTGAAGACAAATCCTATTCATAGTGCAACTTTAATGTATAGGAGAAGTGTCTTTGATAGGGTAGGAAAGTTAGATGAGACTCTTAACACAGCAGAAGAATATGAGTTTAATCTACGTTGTTTGAAGGCAGGATTGAAGATAGGATATTGTGATTCTATCTTAGCTATATATCGTAGACATGAAAAACAGAAAGTAAGGGTAGTACCTAAGATAGAAAAGGACAAAGAAAGAGAAATGGTTAGAACTATATATAGATGATGCAACCTGTACTTATTACGGGGATTCCTCGAAGTGGAGCAAATGTTATAGGGGCAGCAATTAACCATTGTGGAGCATTTGGAGGGGTGATGGGGAAGCAGAACCAGGATTTCGATGAAGGTAAGTATAGCAATAACAGGATTAGGGATAAAGTTGTAAAACCATATTTTGACAGGAATGGATTTGACAGCAAAGGACAGTTCCCTATTCCTAAAACAGGACAGGTTGGATTTAATAAAGATTGGAAAAACAAAATTGAGGAAATTTTATATAGTGAAGGATATAAAGAACAACAATGGATGTACCTGGATAGTAAATCATGTCTTATTTGGCCTGTATGGAATAATGCTTATCCTGGTGCTAAGTGGGTTATAGTGCGTAGGCGTACAGGAGATATAGTACAGAGTTGTTTGAAAACAGGGTACATGGTAGCTTATGAAGATGCAGAAGGATGGGTATCGTGGGTGCATCAGTATGAGGAAAAGTTTGTAGAGATGATGAAGGCCAAGTTAGATTATAAAGTTATATGGCCTGAGAGGATGGTAGATGGAGACTACAAACAGTTGAAAGAATTAATAGGATGGTTAGGATTAACATGGAGCGAAGATGTGTTAAAATATATTAATCCTTTGCTCTGGAATAAAAAAAATAAGACATGGCTAGAGTTACAGCAGCAGAGGTTAGGGAAATAATGGATAATTGTACATTAACAGATATAGCAATATCTCCTTTTATTGGGGGAGCTACAGAAATTGTTTCCAAAGTATTTGCTAATGATACATCTATAACTACTGCATTGTTAAAGGAAATAGAAAGATGGTTTGCTGCACATATGATTGCTAGCACTGTCTTTCGGACTACAAGTGAAGAAAAGTTAGGAGATGCATCACTTGTGTTTACAGGCAAGTGGGAAGAAGGGTTGAAATCTACTCCTTATGGACAGATGGTATTGACAATTGATGTAACAGGTCTTATGGCAAATACAGGAAAAATGGCAGCTTCAATATATGCTGTAAACGAGTTCGATGAGTGATGGGAATATCTGCAATGTTAAATAGGACGTGCAAACAAACTTGCATTTATTGGGGATCACCTGTTAATGATGGTTATGGGGGAAAGGATTTTACTGATCCTATTGAGATTTTATGCAGATGGGAGGATAAGGTGCAATTGATAAGGTTAGATGATGGTAGTGAGATTTCTTCAAGAGCAATAGTTTATGTTTTACAAGATGTAGATATAGAAGGGATGATGTTTTTAGGAGAGTTGACAGATTTGAGTAGTGCAGAAGAAGGTGATCCTATATCTGTTGATGGAGCATATGTAATTAAAAAATTTGAGAAGTCACCTTCGCTTGGGAGTACAACAGAGTTTGTAAGGAAAGTTTGGTTAACACCTTTATTGACGTAGATTATGGCAATTCCAATGCCAGGACAACCTGGAGGTAGTGGTGGAACTAAGTATCAGCAAGAACTTAAAGTCATCATGTCTAATCTCAACAAAGAGATTAGTAATATTCAGAATGCATCAATGAAAGGATTGATTAATGCTGCTATATATATTAGGAACGAAACAGAAAAAACTCCTCCTTTAACTCCTGTAGATTTAGGCAACTTAAGATCAAGTTGGTTTATAACAACAGCAACAAAGAAAGAAGCAAATGATCAATGGAATAAGGGTTTTAGAAAATCTCCTAAAGGAACAAAGAGAATAGCAGATAAGGATTTAGCATCTAATCATAGTAGGGCAGTAACAGAAGCAAAAGGAACATTGGCAGGTATGAATACTCCTACTAGAAAATTCATGATGATGGGATACAGTGCCAACTATGCAGGATATGTACATGAGTTTGTAAACCCTAGTATATCATGGAGTAGGGCAGGGTCTAATGCTAAATGGTTCCAGTCACATGTATATGCTAATAAGACAAAGATATTTCAGATCGTGGCAGAAACATCTAAGATGAAGAAATGAATAGCCCAGCAGAAGATATTGCAGACATGCTTGTAGCAGCAGGTGATTCTTCAGGGATTGGAGGAGTAGGTGCTATGGTAATAGGGACAGACTTGTTTTGCTTTAAAGAACCTGCAAAACCTGACAATGTAGTTACAATATTTGATACTCCTGGGTTTCCCCCTTGGCTTGGACTTGCAGGAGAGACAGGATATGAATACCCATCAGTACAGGTAAGAGTAAGAAATAGGGATTATCGTACAGCATGGGCTTTAATAGAAGAAATAAAGGACTCGTTACATGGTCGTCATGGTGAGACGTGGAATGGGACACTTTATACCATTATCTACTGTTCCATTGCCCCCGCAATGTTGGATTGGGATGATAATGGTAATTGTAGATTAGTTGTAAATTTTAACTTGCAAAGGCGAGTTTAATTAAGAAGGAGGTAGAAACATGAGTCTTGCAGTAGCAGGAGTAGGAACAAGATTTCAGAGGTGGTCAGGCAGTGCTTGGGTCAACCTTGCTGAAGTTACTTCGATAACCGGTCCAACGATGACAAGGGATTTCATTGATGTGACATCTCTCGATTCGACAGGAGGTTATCGTGAATTCATCACAGGGTTTCGTGATGCGGGGACAATTTCAATGAATATGAACTTTACAAGAGATTCGTATGATGCTCTAAAGTTAGACTTCGAGAGTCCTACATTACAGAATTACCAGATTATCCTATCAGACGTGGAAAACTCTGCAATAGAGTTTGAAGGCCTGGTTACTGAAATTCCTGTCACTATACCTACTGATGACAAAATATCTGTTGATTGTACAATAAAGATCACAGGCCAGGTTATCATCAGTTCAGGTGGAAGTACAGGAGTTTAATTTTTGAATGCTAACCAAGTATTATTTTTCTTTATTAATAACCAAATTAATTAAAAGATGGGAAATTTATTAACCAAAGACCTTCTCTTACAGAAAGAGAAGTTAGAGATTGAAAAGGTAGAGTTTGACAATGGTGACTATGTCTATGTAAGACAGATGACAGGGCATGAGAGAGATATGTTTGAACAATCCATGCTCAGAAAGAATAGGGACGGCAAAGGCAATGTACTGAGTGTAGAGACTGTTATGGATGACTTTCGTTCTAAGTTGGCAGCTATTACTCTTTGTGATGAAGAAGGGAAGTCTTTACTAAGTGCTAACGACTATGCAGTCCTTAGTAATAATATGAGTGCTAAAAGACTTGAAAAGATAATCAATATATCTCAAAAGCTCAATGCTATTACTGAAGAAGATAAAGAAGCAATAGTAAAAAACTCAAAGCCAGGGGTGGAAGACAATTCCAGTTTCGCCTCTGTAGAGAATTAGGAATAATCCATCCTGACTTTTTATTGAGTGGTCATGATGATGTTTATAGGATATTTGGAATACCTATAATTCGGAAATATAGGAAAGGGTTGAATGCTATTCAGTTAGCAGAATGGGAAGCAGTAGATAGGATAGACCCTATAGGGACGTGGAGAGATGATTTTAGAGGGGCTAAGTTAGAGTCTTTGATATTGAATATTGTCAACCAATTGTATGCAGAGAAGGGCAAGAAACCACAGGTGACAACAGCCTTAGACTTCATGCCTGATTGGACAGTAGATAGGATAGATGACAAGAAGATTTCGACACCAGAAGATATATTAGCATTGTTTAAAGGGATTGCAGCAACACAAAAAAAGAAGAAAGAGATAGTAAGTAAACCGCCAACTAAGAGACAGAAGTAATGAACATCGGATCGCTCACTGTTACCCTCGGTATTGATGCTACTCAATTAGCAGCAGCAAATCTTGCTATGGATAATTTTGCTAAAAAAACTACCAGTTCATTAGCAAGGGTAAATTCATCATTACAGAGATTTGGTTATCTTGCTACTACTGCTTTAACATTACCTTTAGTAATGGCAGGTAAAGCTACATTTCAGTTTGCTAAAGATTACGAATATTCGATACAAAAAATAGTAGGACTTACAGGTGTTGCTCAGACGACTGTTAATGAATGGAGTAAGGATTTATTAGCAATGGGTCCACAATTAGGACGTACACCTCAAGAACTTGCTGATGCATTGTATTTTATCTCATCTTCGGGTATTAAGGGAGCGGAAGCAATGAATGTACTTGCTCTCTCAGCCAAGGCTGCTACTGCTGGCTTGGGAGATACTAAGACTGTTGCTGATCTACTTACATCTGCTCTAAATGCTTATGCAGGGACAGGATTAACAGCACAAAAGGCTACTGACGTATTAGTTGCTGCAGTAAGAGAAGGCAAGGCAGAGGCTTCAGGATTTGCCACAGCTATGGGACAGATTATTCCTATTGCTGCTCAATTAGGAGTAAGATTCGATGAGGTAGCAGGAGGAATGGCTGCAATTACACTTACAGGAGCATCTTCTGCTAATGCTGCTGTATATCTTAAAGGAGTGTTTAATTCATTACTTACAGCATCTACGAAAGGAGAGAAGGCACTTAATTCCGTAGGTACTTCATATGCTCAATTAAGAAATATTCTAAGCAGTCAAGGATTAATACCTTTAATGCAAAAACTTCGTGATATTCAAATGAAATATGGAGATGAACTTCTTAGTGATGTTCTTCCTAATATTCGTGGATTGACAGGTTATTTGTCATTAGCAGGAAAGAATTTTAAATATAATACTGATTTAATGAATCGTGTAACTAATTCTGCAGGTTCATTAGGAAAGGCTTTTGCTGCTGTTTCTGATACTATAAAAGTTAGGTATGATAAGGCTATATCAGGAGCACAAGTATCCATGATTTCACTTGGTAAATCTATTGCAGAATCAGTATTGCCTTTCTTGGAAAAACTTATCAAAAAACTTGGAGAACTAACTCAATGGTTTAATAATCTTAGTGAATCAAGTAAAAAGATGGTATTAAAGATAGCGGGAATTGCTGCAGCGTTAGGACCATTATCTTTATTGGTTAGTGCTTTTGTATGGATTCTTAGAGGACTAATTAGTGTAGGGGGAACGGTAACAGGAATATTTACTACACTGTTTACAGTAGTAGCAGCAAATCCTTGGATACTCGCAGTGGCAGGTGCGGTAGCATTAGTTGCTGCATTAGTTCATGCAAGAAATAGAACTGCTGATTTTGCTGATTCTCAAAGTGTATTAAAGGGAGTATTGATAGATGTCAATGGTGAGATGAAGAAAATGCAAGACCTCACTAAAACTGATTACTCGTCAATGTCTGTTACAGGACTTTCTGCAGCTTATGCTACTGCATGGAATACAGCATTGGAAGCTAAAAAGAGATATGATGGATATGTTGCAGCGAGAAAGGGAGAAACTAAATTAAATGCTTGGTTAAAAGGTGGAAAATATGATATTTTAGAAGAGTCTGCATATAAAGATTGGAATACAGCTAAAACAGTACTTGAAGAGATAGGTAAAGCATTTGGACTTATTTCTAAGAGTGCAGATGATGCAGCAAAGGCGATAACAACAGTAAGTTTTGCTGTTGGTTCTTCACTTATGAAAGGTAAAGAATGGAGTGATTTTTTAAAGAATGCATTGAAAGGTTTAGATTTTGAGACTACTGCTCATAAAGCATTTAAGATCATGGGGGCTGACATGAGTGGATCAGGGACATTATATAAAGGGGAGTTTGGAAAATCAGGTTCTTGGGCAGAACAACAAAAAGCAATAGAACAATATAATAATAGTCTTATTAGTCAGAATACTATCATAAACGAATTATCTCAGAATTTTGAAGATATGTTCAAGCATATAGGAGGTGGATTTAAAGGGATGATCCAAGCATTCATAGATAGTATAAAACTTTTACTTGCAGAATTAGCAGGAAAAGCAGTTTTACTTGCCTTGGCTAATATATTTGCCCCAGGATCAGGATTCGCTGTAAATATTTGGAAAAATTTATTCAAATTTACAGGAGGTATAGGATTTGGAGGCGCACATGCGATGGGTACTAACTATGCAAAAGGTGGTTTAAGTCTTGTTGGGGAGCGTGGACCAGAACTTGTAAATTTACCAAGAGGTTCAAGAGTATATCCTAACAATATGTTAGGTGCAGGACGACAGACGATAGAATTTGAACCTGTAGAGATAGTTATTAAAGAGAATACTATGACAGGATTCTTAAAAAAGGCTAATGTTCGTAAATCTCTCTATTGATGGCCTACGGACAAAAATATTCGTCTAATTTTTACAATCGCTATGGGAAACTTGTAGAGATAGAGATAAGTAAACAAGATTATTCTGGTGGCATCACTGCTTTACGTAATACAGAAGTATATATAGAAGTTAATTTTCAAGACAATAATACACCGGTAATAGGTACAGGATGCTCTATAGTAGTTATCAACCAAGGAGAATTTATATCTTTAGAAGATTTACTTACTACCCAAGAAAAACAATTTAAATGTGTTATAAAATATGATAGTGTTACTGTATTCCAGGGGTTTTCAATATGCGATCTGAATGAACAACAGTTTAACAAGTTAGCAAGGATAAAACTACAATTTACAGATTACCTAAGACGATTAGAAGGACATTTTGCTACTAACTTCTTTATAGGTTCTAATATTGATCTTTTAACATTATTACAAGAATTAATAGTTAAAGTAGGATTTGGTGCAGCATACCAATTATATGTAAATTCAACCCTTTTCGAGACAAGGATGAATAATGATGGGTTAACAGATACATTTGTTAAACAGACTTATGTAGAGAACAATATGTTTTTTTCAGACCCTAATACTTATGATGATGTTTATGCAGCAGTTAATAAAGCATTTAAACCTTTTACTTGTTTTATTTATTCTTGTGGTGATAAATGGATTTTAGAAAGACATGAAGATATAACTAGGGATAAAAATACAAGTTCATGGGTGGTTTACAATTTGTACCAAACTCCAAGTAATACACCAAGTCTTAAAGAAGAATACAATAAACAGGCAGGAGATTTCCAGTATGCTGATGAAAGCCAAGTTTTAGAATATGCATCAGGATTGCAAAAATTAATTGTAAATCTTAAAGATAAACAATATGATACTTTTGTTTTTAATGATTATAGTACAAGTATGTCAACTGTCAGTGACCAAACACCTGATCCTGGAACATTACAATTGCGTACATGGTATGCATATCAAGATATATTATTATTAGAAACTAATTATGATTACAGGGGAATAGGATCATATGTTAAATGGACATATCCTGCTAATGAAAGTAACTATAGTCATATGGGATTATATTATGAATATGAAGTTCAATTTAATCTTTCCCCTGAGAATCCTATAATAATGGATATTAGTTTTAAAGTATCTATTGAAGATGATCTTACAATTATCAAATCTGTTGTTAGTCGTTATATGATAAGAGTTGATGGTGGAACACTAGATGGTTTATATTTAGGATATATAACGGGGCCGGATGGGATTCAGCAAATTCTTACATTTGTTAATGATTGGACATTTAGAACTGAATATGATACAAGTATTGATGCAAATAAGGTTAAAGTATGGAATGTTAGTAATAGTTATAATTTTACTGATTCACAATCAATAAATGTAGTAGGACAAGGATCACCCGCACCAGGTCCAAGTTTATGGGAACAACTAGGTTTCCCTACAAGTCAAAAATTTATGATTTATTTTCTTCCAATGGAAATAAATTTAAAAGGAGTTCAAATGCCAGCTTTTTATGCAAAGATAAATTATCTTGGGGATATATCTATAACTCTTACACAACAGAAAGTTCTTAATAAAATTACTTATTATATCAATGAAGATTTTGTGAAAACAGAGGAACAAGAGATTGAATTTTTTGATTTGAATAATTTAAATTTTGCCAATGGTTTAATGTATGGATTAGGAGGGTTTGGCAATGATGCAATAGGTAAAACGGTATTATGGACATCAGAAAAAATAACAACTCCTGATGAATTGATGGATATTTATGCTGCGAATAAATTTCGTAACTATGCTAGGACAATTCATAAACTAAAAGCCAAGATATTACATGATGGATATATGAAACCATTTTCAGTTTTGACTGATGACAATATAATGATAGATTCGCAGACATATAATACATTTCTTTTACAAAGTTATACTTGGGACTTATTTAATGGGAGTTATGATATAGTTGCAGAGGAATATACTGCTGAAGATATAATTATTAACACATTAGAAGACAGTGGAGGTGCAAGTAGTGGGGAAAGTTATACAGGTGATCCTGGGGTAGTACCTGCAACACCAACAGGACTTGATGCTACAATTGATATTCCAAATAACCAAATTAGCATTTCATGGGATGCAGTAGATGGTGCTGTTGCATATATTTTACAAAGAAAACCTTATTATGATATTCTTGGTAATTGGATTGAATCATGGCAAACTGTTTATGAAGGTGCTTCACTTTCATTCTTAGACCAATTCGATTATAATCCTATTCCAAGCCAGAGTTTTTATTACCATGTATTAGCAAGAAATACAGAACTTAAAGGAGCATATTCAAGTGTAATATTAAAAATATGGGCATAAATTATGTCACTAATAATTTATAAGATAAGTTCGTATCTCACAGGGAGAGGGAGTGGTACATTTTCAGGAGGAGGAAGTACTACTGCAGACTTTTCATTGTTGCTTTCTAATTATTACACCAAGACAGAACTTCAAACTTCAGGATCAGCGTCAGTTCATTTTGATAATATAACTAATGCTTATCACAATAATCTTTTAGGACTTGAGGGAGGAAGTGTTGCAGACAACAGCAGTGGAGAATCTAGTGGAATGGCAGGAGAGTACTATCATCTGAGCAAGGCACAGTATGATGCATTGGGTACAGTGAGCGACTTATGGCTTGAAGATTCTATAGGTGATCTTTATACTGTTACATCAGGAGCAGGAGTTTATATAGATGACATATTTATAAAAAATAGTTCTATTGAATCAGAAGGAAACATATATTTAGTTCCAACTGATGATAATGGAGATAGTAAGATATATCTTGGCAATGCATCATCTCCATCTACTAATCAATATATTTATGCATCAGGAAGCGCAGCAGATGTTTGGTTAAGAATATTAGCTAAAGGAGATGGAACTATAATAATTGGAAATTCAGGCAGTAATACTTCTTTCCAAATTTATTCTACATTTGCAGATTTGGCAGCTCCTTTATTCAATATTAATGCTGCTGAGATAACTATTTCTGACGGCAATACAGGATTATTACCTGCAAAAACAACAGAAACAGATGTTGTTTACTATGATCCTGCAACGGGTAAATTAAGTTACGGAACACCATAATGGCACAATACGGGCAAAAATCACAAAAAGAATTAAATACTGCAGAAGCAGATTTGATTACATTATTTAACGAAGTAGTTAAATATTTTGATAATACTATACTTTACGGTCATCGTGATCCTGCACTTCAATTTGAACTATATAAATTAGGAAGAAAATTAGAAAATGGGGAATGGATTATAATAAATAAAAGCAAGGTAGTAACATATAAAGATGGCACAAACAACCTATCTATGCATAACTATTCCCCATCCAAGGCAGTAGATGTTGTCCCTTACCCTGTTAACTTTAAAGATGAAGATAGGATTAAATTTTTTGCAGGATATGTACTTGGTACTGCAAGACAATTAAAACAACAAGGTAAGATGATACATGATATAAAATGGGGAGGAGATTGGAATAGAAACACATTGCTTGACGATGAAACATTCTTAGATTATTGTCATTACGAAATAATTAATTAAATTTGTAAATTATGTGTTGGAAAAAACTTATTGATTGGTGGAATAATCTTCAAGAGAATCATCCTGATCCTCCACCTCCGAATCCTGGGTCTGGGTTACGTAAAAAGATTGCAATATTAGCAGCAATTAATAATTATCCAGGTAGTTCAAACGATTTGCAAGGTTGTTTAAATGATCAAAAACGTGTATCCGGTAAATTACCTGATTTTGAAAAAAGATTTTTAAAAGACTCGCAAGTTACGGTTGAAAATTTTGAAACTGAAATATTAAAGGCAGCAGCAGAAACAGTACCTGGTGACAATGTTGTGATCATGTATAGTGGTCACGGAACATGTATTCCCGATACTAATGGAGATGAGATAGATGGAAAAGAAGAATGTCTTTATTTATATAATGGTGTATTAACTGGAGATAGGTTTGGATGGCTTCTTGATCATTTTAAGTTAGGAGTAAAGGTTAGGGTATTTCTTGACTCTTGCTTTTCAGAATCTGCTACCCGTGCATTAAATATGATGCCTAATAAAGACAAGGGCAAATTCCGTGTATATAAAAAATTTAAAACTCGTAAAAATATTCCTCATATAAAACTCTTAAAGCCTATCAATTGGGTTGTATATTCTGGTTGTTCTGAACACCAGACTTCTGCCGATGCATTTTTAGGGGGAGAATTTAATGGAGCATTTAGTTATTACCTATGGGAATGTTTAGATAGGAGTTATACCGATAAACAATGGTTTGCAGAATTGAGGAAATCATTGCCATCCCCGGAATATGATCAAATACCGACTCTTGAAGGGCCGGAAGATATAATTAACCAACAATTATTCACTTAAAAATTGAAAAGATGTTAAAAGCAGTTTATGACAAAAACGTACCAACTAAAAACTTGGTGACAACAATTTCAGGTATCGTGACACTCATCATCACTTTACTTGTGACCTTTGGTGTATTTACACCCGAACAAGCTGAAGGCGTGACGACACAGACAACAACACTCCTGGCTATTATCCCGCAGGCAATATCAGCCATTGCAGCACTAATCTTAATTTTTAAGGCTAAGGACTAATGAAGAAACTTATTATAATTTTATTCCTTGCAAGTTTAACATTTGCAGGATATTCACAAACGGGACTATTTAAACCTGTTCCTAAGAACTATTTCACCTCGGATAAAGCACTCGGTAATCCTACCAGTTCATGGCTTCCACGTTTGAACGTGGGACTTAATGCTATGAGCTACGGTAAGAATCCTGAAACTAAGTTACTGGAGGTAACACCACTGAATGCTATCTGTTTTGGTATCGGGTATTTGCATTATAAAAATGTCGAGGGTGTACCCTTCAACGACTTTGGATTTAACCTAGCTTATCTTCAACTTATTGACAAGGCAGGTTCTGGGGTTGGGTTATATGGAACTTATAATACTGGACAGATCGGGTTACTTAACCTGGGAGGTCATTATGACTTTGCCGTTAAACAATTTTTCTTTGATACCGGTGTTTCATGGCATTTTTAGGTTTCTTGTTTTCATAGTTAGAAAGGGGCAGGTTAGGGTACTGCCCCTTTTTTAATACATCCCGTTGTCACGATTGAATACTTCTATTTCTATTGGTTCGATATATTTCCATCTAAATCCTTTTATTGGTTTATTATTCACCATGCTCTTGTATATTCCTTTAATAGAGACATGTGTTCTTTTTGCAGCATCTATTTGACTTTTGAACATATTTATTACTTTTCCATCTGAATTTATTTGTGCAATTGGTTTGTTAGCATGTTGATTTATCTCGAATCTTCCCTGTTCCCATCCTACAACATACATCTCCATTAGGCATTCCCTCATGTACCAATAATATTTTGCAGGGATAACGTCCTCTACTTTGATAGAAGCCATTTTTTTACCTACTGCCCTATGTTGATCCATGTAAGATATTTGTTACTTTTTTATCTCCCATGATACTTTTTATAATTCTTATGAAGTTTCTTCTTATAACTCGCTGAATTGAAATGCTTATTTCTCCCCAGTTGCGTGTTCTCCAATAGCATCAGTCCCCTCTTCTCTTTATAACTCTTGCTTGTCTCTTTGTGGTACTTGCGATGATAGAAGTCTTTCTCGGTGGATTTACAGGATAGCAGTAAAAGAAATATGAGAAAAATGTATTTCATTGCTTCTTAATGTTATTAAACCAGTATAGAAAGAGACCAAAGGTTGTGAAATAAGTAAAATCATCAAGATCATCTAAATCTAAATTAGCAATCCAACAATTATCAATTTCTCTATATTTAAGAGTTGTGGCATTAAATCCAACCCACTCAATAAACTCCATTACCATCGAGGTAATTTCTTTGGCAGCTTGTTCATCATCATCCAATTCTCCAAGCGGATAATAATTACTTTTTAATATTTTCAAAATCTGTTCTTCCATTATTACTTAGTTTTAATCTTATTATCTCTCATTGCTTTTGCACCTTCAATTAAATTAAATTTATCATAGTATGCAGTACGTTGATTTTCAGCCCACCGTCTAATTTCTTCATCTGAAACAATAGGATTGATTTTATCAAATAATGCATCCAATGCTTCAAAACATTTGGTAGTAGGATAAATACCATACTTGTCAGGATTATCAAGCATCTCACTTACGATCCTTGTCCGTTCCGTAATAAATTCATCTTTTGTCATAATTGTAAAATATTAAGATTTGCATAACTTCCATGAAATTCAATGGCTGCCCTATCATAAGCCATAGCAGCGTCTTTTTCCGTTGTAAACGTACCCAAGTATCTTTGCTTACCATCAACCCTAATAACGGCTCTGATATATTCTTTGCCGTGTTTGTCATAATAGAAATTAACTCCAAGATATTTAGATTTACCGTAAGCAGCTCTATTTTTACCATTCAGAAGATGGGTACAGTTTCTCATATTTTCTTCAAGACAATTTAGTCCATTGTGATCTTTATGATCAACCTCCATTCCTTCGGGTGTCTTCATAATCTCACGATGCATGAAGATTTGTTTATCTTTGCCTTTTGCTTTCCTCACTGCATACCATCTTGTACTTTTTGCAGACTGATTTTTTAATGCATACCAATCCCATTGCATTAACCAATCATAATTCCAATCATCTACAATTACCGACTTACTTTGTGTTAATTCTATTTTCTTCATTTACAGTCACATTTATCTAATAAGTCACCACATTCCTTACATCTTTCTGTCACCTGCCTTTGTTCGCTTTGGAATTGAGAAGCGTCAGTCTTATATGTTTTATCGAACCATTTTAATGCCTCGTTTTTAGGAACTCCAACATTACACTCGGTATAACCCATAAGGAATATATTTCTCATTATCCTTAAACTCTTCACCTCTTTCATCGGTATCTCTGGCTCACGCATTGTAAAGTCCCTCCAACTTGTTTTCTTCTCTTGTTGTTCTTGCTCACATTTATAACAATGTTGCGGCTTCGGGAATGCTTCATTACTCCAAAATGAATCCCCGCATTTATCACAGTCCAAATGATAAATAAGTCGTTTATCTGTCTGCTCCCGAGGAGCCAAGTACCATTGCACATTAGCAAGCCAGTAATCCGTAACCTCTTTGTTATAAGGTTCGGAAGTTAGGCAATGAATATCTCCCTGGAATGTCCAGTAATGACCTTCTTCTGGTGGCAGGTCATCAGGACTGTTAATTTTTATTATTCTTAATAGTGGTTCCATTATTATTTTATTTAAATTAAAAACTTATTCCACAATCAACATTACTCTCCGTCCTGAATGGATCATACCTGGCTCCTATCCAGATTCCCCTCACAAACCAGAACTTAGTTTTTACTATTGCCCTCATACCTGCCTCGCCTGAAAAGTGGTTAAGCCTGTAATATGAAGTTTTTGCAGAAGCATCAATACCTCCCCAGCGATCCTTGTAACCGTGAAAGTCATGGTAAGAAGCTCCAAGTGAAAAACCCATCTGCACCCTGTCAGTAAGCCCGGCATCATAAATTATTCCAAGTGAAAACTTGTTATGTGGGATATACCCGAATGTTCCCGGCACCCAGTAATTGCCATGAGAAACACTGCCATAAGTCCACAAGTCACCAATGATCTTGTTAGCGTATAAAACTCCTATCCCTTTGTCAACTGCCTGTAACGTCAGGCAAACGGCATGGGTTGATTTGTTTATCACTGCATATTTTACATGACCTATCCCGAAGGGATTTTTCCCACAACCAGGCTGGCTTAATCCTGTTAAGGAAATAATCAAAAAAAGAATTATTAAAGATGTTTTCATACTTGTTTTACATTTGAGATTCCTTTTTTAATTGATACGTTAAATACTCTATCTGCAGCAGTTGTCAGTGTAGGCTCATGCGTCACAATTATGAGCTGTATGCCTAACTTATTACTTATCTCTTTAAGCATCATAGCTGCCTGTTCCTGGTAGTTTTCAGATAGGAACCTAAAAGGCTCGTCCAAGATGATACAATTCCTACTATGTGGCACAGACATGCTCCAAGAAGCTATACGGAGGGCATATGCTGCCACGTCTACTGCTCCTACACCTGAAGATGTCAAAGGGTCTACCCTGTTGCCATCCCTTTCAAAATACAAATCGCATTCTGTTTTTGATCTGCGCTGTATGAAGCTAATCCCCAACTTATAAGCCGAGTCTCCAAAGACAGATTCCAAGGCAAGGGTAACTATGTCTGAGATGTTTACTTCCAACTCTGCCTGTGTATCAAGTCCCACTTTACGTATTATCTCCCTTGCCTCTTCGTGATCTACTAAAGAGAATCTTGCTGCCTCAAGTTCTGACTGAAGAGTAGTTAAAGATCGCTCTACTGATAACTTTGCTCCTTTTTGCTGTTCAAGGCGGTTTCTAAGAGTTTGTACGGACATTAGTTGTAGTAATTTTTAATAACTTTTTTCCAGTTTCTTTTTTCCAAAGCCAAGGATTAGTATTTAATTGTTCGTCTACTGTCTCATTTTCTAAACTCCAATCTAATATCTCTATATCAGGATTAGATAAAAAATTAATCAATACTAATTTTAATTTCTTTTGTCCTTTCATTGATACTTCTCCTCCAGTTCTTTTACCCCTTCAGCAATTTTAACATCAAAATTGCTTATAGACTGTTCCATCTCTTTTAGTTTCTTCTCTGCCTCTTCAACAGTCTTGCAATCCCATTCTTTCAACTGTGACTTTAAAGCTGTTAGCTGACCGTTTAACTCTGATACAGTTATCTTCGCCCTGTCAATGTCTGACTTTAACTTTAATAATTCGTTCTCTGTCTTCATCTGCCTACGGTAGTTATAAATTCTGATGCTTCAAATTTTGTAATATATCCAGCTTCTAACAGTTGTGAAGCAAATACCCCACGATACGTAGGATGTGCGTTCCTTAACAGGATAATAGGACTCATCTGATGTACTGACTCTCTCAAGGGAGTGTTCCATGCAATAACGTAGGCTTTAAATAAGGTTAATGTCATCATTCGATTGCTTTGTATACAATTCGCCTCACTGATTCTTTAACTTCATTAGCTTGAAAGAAAGATTCTAAATTTGCTTCAAAAGACAACTCTGTCTTATAATCTCCCGAAAGTTTTGAGATAAAAGCATCAATTCGTTCATTCCTTTCTTCTTTAACCTGCAAATGTTCTCTGCTGACAACTCCCTCTTCGATAGGCAGGAATACTTGCTCTACTGTATTGCTCTCAGCATACCATAGCCATACACAAGGTTTAAAATCTATCTGTGCTGCTGTTTGTCTTGTAAGATTACCTGTATTTACTAATCTCCTGCCATCTTTTTCAATAGTAAACGAGCAATGATTATCTCCAGTTACGATAAGCTTAAACTGCTTATACTTGTTCAATATATCATAAGCATTGCCTCCTGTCGCTCCTGGGTATGGCTCAGTAATGTAAGTAAGATGATGCCATACAAGAGTAGCTTCATCTGTATTGAAATTCATTATACTTTGAGTGGATAGATGATTTTCAAACATATCTTCTGGTGTTTCTCCATAATGACACCCAGGCAGTACGTATAATTTACCTGCCATCTGTAAAGTATGTATTCCACTTTTCTCTCGTAGGTCCCAGTTGTGTTGCGGGAGATCATGTTGTCCATAAATAGTACAGAATTTATTAGGAAGATACCATAAAGTTTGGGATAACAACCAAGGAGACGGTTTCCAATGATGGAATAAATCACCTGAACAAATAACAGGAATATCGTACTTCTCTTGTAACTCGGAAATAAACTGCACAGCATCCCACTGTTCCTTTTGAAAATCGCCAGTAAAGCAGGTAGGTGTATCTTCACGAAGATGCCAGTCACCTGTAAGCAAAAGATCGGGTTTATTTACTTTACCTCTTTCCATTTATCTCCAGAATTGATACCATTTCTTTTTATTTAACAATTCACAATATTTTCTATCCCAATTAGTTAATTGTTGCGACAGTATCTTATTATCATTTTCTAGATTTTTATAATATCGTTTTAAATAATCTATCATATATTCAGCATCATCTAATCTGTGTTGTAGTTGCCTTTTTGTTATATAAGTATCTTTATGCTTCATTGTGTTCATGTTTTAATTTTGATCCACAAAGAATACATTGACTCCCCATCTCTTTTGTAAATAAAGCCTCTTGCGAAGCGATATAAGCCCTTCCCTTTTCAATCCTGTCTTGGATGCCTTTTACATTAGAAAGTGTCGCAGAAAGCAAGACAACCCTATTCTCTGCCAAATCTCGTTCCTTGTACATCTCTATCAATTCCGAAACAGGTTGTTCAAGAGTCAAAGTCTTATCAATATCTGCAATTTTACATTCGTTATGATGTATTAAAAGCAATATTCCATTAAGCTTTTGAAAATTCGCTTCTGTATGCTTCTTCTGATCTATTAAATCAAGGATGTTGTTAAGTGGATGTTCTAACTTCAATATCTCAGACTTCTCTTTAAGATTAGCATTTGTAAGTCTATAAGCAGAACATACGGCATGCAGTTTGTTTGCTGAGTTAGCTAAGACAGCCTTCTCCTTCTCCATCTGTTCAAGGACTTCTACATCATATTCATATATCTCCATATCTGGATATGTAGCTATGTCACTAATTAACTTTGTTTCCTGCTCAGACTTGTACTTTATATCCGAAGTAAGCTCCCTGATAGCTGAGTTGATATTAGTAGTCCCTTTATCTATTGCCTCTAATTTTGCTATCTTGTTCCAGTGAGCAGCTACATCTCCTGGGGTCTCGCTCAGAAGAAATGGACTATCGAGCTGTGCCTGCATATTCACACTATCGAGTCTCAGAGCGTCAACTATCTCTTTAGGTGTCTCAGTAGAAAATGCTTTGAAGTGCGTATCGCCTAAGACATATTCATTGTCCTTATCCCTGCTACGGACAATATGAGCATCGTCGGTAAAGAGTTCAACAGAAGTCTTTCCTCCCCAATAGCTTCTAAAAGCATCACCGCTTGGTTTGTTTGTCGCTACCCATCTCAAGGCTCTTATTATTGCTGTCTTACCACTGTCTGACGCACCTAAAATAACATTTACACCATCCGAAAATTCAAGATGACTATCTTTATGAGATTGAAAGTTTGACAATGATATTTCTCGTATCATGGGGTAATAACTTTAAGTATGGCAGTATAGACAATATCACCAGGACGTTCAGTAAAATCAGCAACTTCTTTAGTATAACGAATTACATTGTGTTTTTCAAGTTCACTTAATAATTGCATATTTGCAAAGTATTTCATCTGGTCTTCTGAAAGTATATTTATCTCTTGCTTTGGATAACATTGCCTGCTTTGAAAATTTAAGACCTTTCGTTGTTCAGTAACTATATATGGATACTTGTCTGCATATTCACAGTAGTTGAGTATCCTCTTTACCCACCAAAGAATCTTGCGTTTAGTTTCGATTTTCATTATGTTGTTGATGTATTATGTAGAGATTGATAAATAATTGACATCCTTTCCACTAACTCCTTGTTACATGCATCTCCTATCTCAAACAGGTAGTTTATTACCTCGCTATCTTTTATAGCATTAGATTCTAATGTATTGTTGCAATACTTGCTCAAGGCTATTAAGTCTGCTATGCTTAGTTCTTTCATTCTGTTTCTTTTTTTAATTTATTATCTTCTTCATACCAAATAGAGCCAGTAAATTGTTTTCTTCTACGTTCAATAAATTGTTGATTATGTTCTTCTTTCATATCCAATTCTTCACATCTTATTCTCAATTTACCTTTTGCATGCATTGGATTAGATATGCCATATTTTTCACGTATTCTTAATGCATCGTCCATTGATTCAGATTTAATTACATGTCCTCCACCAACATGGTGTCCATTATCATCTGTACCAAAAACGGTCATGTAATAATATTTTTCCTTAGTCTGAGCAGTCATAGTTCCAGTATATTTTACAAACATCACAATAAACAGTATTAGTACTACCTCTTGGATTGTGTTGAACATCAGAACGAGCATCAGGATTCCTATAATCATTATGCCCTAATCTATTGCATTCTTCATACTCAAGAGATTCATTATGACCCCATCCATTAGCCCAATTAAGATACTTATATCCTTTGGATTTAAGTTCTCTTTGCATTTCATTATAATCTTTAAAACTCATTTCTTCATCCTCCTGCAATACTCTGCAATTAAAAGTGAATCACTATTTACTATCGTCAGATTAGGGAACAATCTCTTTGCTACCTGGTCTGCTGCTTTCTTCAACTCTCCCTTTTCAAGTCCTGATGGAAGAAGTGCCTTTTGCCATTCTTTGCTGTCTATAAACTGATAAGGTATATGCAGATGTTCAAGGATTATCTCAGTAGCCTCTAAGCATCTTATAGCACTTACAGATGCCTTAAAACGCATAGGATTAATCATAGGGCGTTCTATCATACAGAAAGGATTTGTATACCCTGCAAGTATGTTTGCTATCTTATCTGCATCTACTCTGTGGATAAATGCTTTTGCCTTGGTGTAATTGAGACATTCTTTGACAGGTGTTATATCATGATAAAGACAATGGGCATCTGAAAGGATAGTTATACCTCCTGTTACTCCGTTATCTATTCCAAAAAATGTTTTATCATTATTCATTAGATTGGGATTTAATAAAGGAATAACCCACTCATGCTGTCCTCTAATTGGATCGTTACTTCTTTCCATCTAACTTCTTTATAAACTGATCATAAGTATTATTTTCATCATTGAGATACTGTATTCTCCAATGTTCAATAGTATTTGTCTCAGAGATTTTCTTTATCAACCTTGCCTGTCCTATTGGATGTGTTAACTTCATAGGCTGTCCAAAGATCATTACAACATCTCCTGGTTCAAAACATTTCTTAGTTTTTATCATATCACTTACGTTTTGGAAATAACTTAGCAAGTTCATCAACAGGGATGGTTAGGTCAAATTGTTGTTTATTTAATCTATTGGTTTCAAGTATAGGCAGATTAGTTTCAGTAGGGATATAAACAATAGTCTTATCAATATTAGCCCCCGCTACATCTGTAATCCATAGCCATTTTAAATAGGCTTCATTATCTCTGAGGCTTTGTCCGATTATAGTATTTGATATATGGATTCCCACTGCTCTTATACTATCCGTTAGTTTATTAAAATGAGCTGACTCATACTTCGCTTGTGCCTCTTGTATAGCTATCTGTCTATTTTGAGTAGCCTTGACAAGTTCTGCCTTGCCTTCAAGATTTTGTTGATAAACTTTGTAACGAGGACATCCAATCATTCCTCCTACAACAAGAAATACCAACATTAGTATTCCTAAAGTTGACCATTTAATAATTAATGCTGTTACTGCTTCCTCTTGCATTAACTCAACAATTTCTTTCCTTAATTTTTCTTCTTCGTAATTCATAATTTCTATTTTTAGTTTATTTCACTTAGTATTAGTGCTACATAATTTTCCGCTACTCCCTTAGATAAAAGTTCTGCCCCGATGACTTTTTTAAATGTCCCAATGTCCATATCCCTATTCCTTACCCTCTTCCTCGTCTTCTGTACCCTCATAATAATTTGTCTTAAAAGTTCTGCCTCGCTGTCTATCTCCTTCTGTTTGCTTATCCAGTCGTAGAAAAGCTCTGTGAAAATCTTGCTCTTACTTACCCCCTTAGCCAGTGTGAAGAGGGTAAAGTACGAGTGTATCCTGCGGGAGACGTATGCCCCTACAAGAATGTCTTTGCGGTCTGGTTCAGTCTTTAGGATTGCCATCTTTCTTGCTTTTAAAGAACTCCTCTATCTCTGTCAATGCTCCTCGTGTAGCTATCCTACTTAAAACATAGACCAAGATCACTACACCGATTATTATTCCTACTATTGTTAAAAATGTCATCTACTTGATTTTTTACTATTATAAAAGAATTTTTTGAATAAATAGAAATTCTTTGCAATTATTTTTCAATGTGGTTCATTTTGCATTTCAAATTTATGTTCTTGGATAATAGTGAAACTAGAATTGTGATAAAATGGTTTAGAAAATAAAGCACCATTGCGATCTTTAGCACAATCAATAACTATCATGTCATTTGTTGATAATTCTTCCTTATCGAATTTAAGCGTAGTTATTCCATAAACTGCAGGTCTATAGATAAAGCAAACTATATCCGCATCCTGTTCTATTGCTCCTGACTCTCTTAAATCTGATAACCTTGGTCGTTTATCTGCTCTTGCTTCTACTTCCCTGTTAAGTTGAGACAAAGCTATCACTGGGACATTAAATTCTTTAGAAATAGCCTTTAAGCCTCTTGAGATAATACTAACTTCTTGTTCCCTGCTATTAGCTTCTGCTTTCATTAACTGCAGATAGTCAATAATTACAATTTTAACTCCAAAGCGAACAATGACTTTCTTAACTTTAGACCTTAGTTCAAAAAGAGAAAGAGCAGGAGTATCGTCAATGTAAATAGGTAAATTAGCTATCTCATTACTTGTATGGATAAACTTTTCAAGGTTAATGTCTGCATTACGTATCTCTACATTCGTATATCCTGTTACACTAGACATAAAACGAGTCGTAAGTTCGCTCTCTGACATCTCAAGAGAAAACAAGCATACCGAATATTTAAGTTTTGCGGGATTGGATGCTAAAGTTAATGCAAGAGCTGTCTTTCCCATAGATGGCCTGCCAGCAATGATGATAAGGTTTCCAGGTTGCCATCCTCCGGTGATACGATCAATAGAAGTAAATCCTGAAGGTACTCCAATTAATGACTTCTCTTTGTTGTATATTTTTTCTACTTCTAAAATGAGATCATCTACACACCTGTCTATTGCTTTAGGTTCCTTAGTTTGAGTAAAATCTGAAAGTTTAAATAAAGAACTCTCTGCGAATTCTGAAACATCTGCCAAATCTTCTTCAAATGCTTTAGCTTGTAGTTCTTGTGCTATCCTGATATACTCACGTAGTAAATATTTTTGTTTAATAAGAGTAGCGTGATGACTTACCGTAGAACTAGAGAATATATTTTCTGTTAGCTTTACAAGATATAATGGACCACCTACCGATTCTAACAGGTCATGTGTCCTTAAAAATTCAGACACAGATAATAAATCGCAGACATTTTTATTTGCAATCTGAAGTATAGCCCAAAATATTGTACGATGAGCATCTTTATAAAACATCTCAGGTGTCAATTTTATTTCAGTTATAGCTTCTGGATAAACAATACAAACACCTAACACTGCTTCTTCAATATCCAAGCATTGAGGAGGCATTTTACTAAATTCTTGATATATCTCTCTTTTCATCTTTTTGATCCACTTGTTAGTTCAGGAATAAATGCTCTAGTAATAGATTGAGGTTGTTCTTTGTTTTCATATTTTCCTTCCATGATTTTTAAAAAATTAGTTTCATTGAATATCCAATCAAAACTTGCTTTCCATGCCCGATCATTTTTACCGCATAAAAAATCTGACTTGCCAACTTTTTTAAATACTTCAACTATTGTATCAAAGTCAAATTCTTTAAAACGAGCATTAATATGTTTTTTACGTTCTGTAGATAGTCTCTCAACTTTTGATAACTTGTCACAATAAAAATGAAAATTATCAAGCACTCCTTTATAATTAACTAAATCCTTATCTTCATCTTCATCTTCCATATGTGAGGTCGTATGACCTATCTTATTTTCTTCTTCTTTTGTGTATTGATTTTTCCCTTCTTTGTTATTAACCCTTGATTTAATGTAGGCTTGCCGTTTTTTTACTTCATACTCCAATCGCTCATTGTAATACAAACCATTTTCATCAATTAAGAACTTTGACCTAAGCTTGACCCAAAGTTGACCTACCACTTGACCTATCATATGTTCGGTCATGTGACCTCTGTTAAATTGCATCATTAATAAATCCATGTATGCACCTTTTTCTTCAAAAGTCATCCCTATAGTTCCTCCGAACCAGTCATTAGGATAGAATAAGAATGCAGGGTCTTTAGCCATTATAGTTTCATTCTTTCGTAATAGAATTCTCCGTCTTTTAATTTTTCTGGATATTCCCGAAGACATAAGTCCCAAAAATTCCAAGGCTCAAGAACTTTTTTAACTTTATTACAATCAGGACATGCTAAACATAAATTAGAATTACATCCATTTTTATACTTTGAAAATGGGAAAATGTGGTCAATTTCAAATTTAATTAAATCATCTCCACAATAGTAGCATTTTCCTTTCTGTCTTTTAATCATGTGGAGTAAAGTTCCTTTGGGAAGTTTCATATTGGTTATATAAACCCCCGCCATCAAAAATAAAAACCACCGGACCCTAGGAGTGCAACCTCCATCCGATGGCTCTATTCCCTTTGGCAGGGGATATTGATAAAGTAAAGAATTTACTGAAGACCATGTTGCAATTTAATTTGGTTCTGTAAAATTATGAAACAATTTCCGAATAAACAAGACCTACTTCAAAATATATTTCAGAGTTTTCATCTGTTCTCTTAGCTGGGGCAGTCCCATCTCGTTAGTGTAAGCCTTCTTAGGGTCCTTGTAGGCTGTTATTGCTCTTCCTGCTGCCCATACTAGGTATCCCTCGTCTATGCGTCCTATCCTCATTATAACAGTCTCTAGTTCACTTTGTACAAACTCAGGTCTAGGGTTAGATTCAAGATAGCGTTTTATATGTTTAAGCCATATTATCTGCTTGTTCATCTTTTTGTATAGCCTTTCTGCTTTTTTAGTACTTAGCTTATTTGCCTCTACCATGATAGCATGAGCTTCTACTATCTCTTTATTTATCTCGTTTAATGTTTTCATCGTCTGCTTAGTTGTCTAATTTCATCCATTGCATCACTTAACTGATCTTGTAGTTGACCTATTTCGTTTACTGCATTATCCCAATCGTGTTTTGAGACTTCAGATGCATCTAATAGTGCTTGTTGACATTTTAGGTAATGCTCGTACTTTTCTTCAAGCCATTCTATGTATCCTTCTTCCATAAGTTCAGTACTCATCATATATGCACCACAATCAGGACATTTTGCATAAACTATTTTAGCAGCGAGTCCTGTTTCTTGTTTGTAGTCTAGTTCAGATTGTTTCATAGTAGTAGTCTTGTTTGTGTTGCTGTTTCTTTATTCAATGCACAATTTAAGATATGCAGTCCTAGTTTTGGATGTACACAATTTCTTAAAACCTTATCTCTTCTGGAATTGAACTTATAACCGGTGATGTCAAAACCATGTAATTCTTGCCATTCATCTTTTACTCCCCTGTTTATATCAGCTTCTTTTATGTTTACTGGGCTGATAGCGAAATTAGACCAAAAGTAATGCCTCCCTATTTTTACTGTAGGATTGATTAGTGGAGTATAGAATGGGACAACATTTTCAACTATCCATTTACCGTCAAAATAATGTTTTAGGAAAAGTATCTCTTCATATAGTTTCATATCAGGAAATACAGGTTTAATCTTTTTGTTTGGCTTTGCTGCCCAAAATCTAGCTCTTGAATGTGACGGACAGTTTATTGAACTCCATATAAAGTCATATTCTGAATAGTGTTCGAGTAAGTATTGATGTGCGTCTGTAATTATCATTGCGTCATAAGGAAAGTGATCGGAATAAAACTTAGCAATGCTTTCATTATTTTCAATAGCTGTTACTTGTACATTCTCCCACAACTTACGATTACCTCCTAATCCAGCGTATAGATTTAATACTTTTAATCTTGGAGTTCTTGTAATCATTTATGTCGTTTTAAGAATTTATCATGTATCTCTTGAAACTCTTGTTTACTTATATACTCCTTAGAACTATGAGCAAGGCTATGGCATTTTTCTTGACAAAGGCTCATTAGATTTTCGATTACATCTTTCCCTTTACCTCTACCATTAATATGATGGATATTTAATCCACTATTGATATGAAAGGATTGATTGCACTTTTCACAATACCAGATGTCTTGTTCTCCAATATCAAAATATCTAAGATATATCTTTACATGGTTTGGTAGCATTGTCTTTATTTTGTTTATAACGAGGATCAGGATCAGGTATGTTTGTATTCCAATATTCACTCACATAATTACGGATAGTGTCACAATACACAAGTTCATCAATAGTTAAAAACTCACTCTTAGATAAGGGGAGAAGCATTATCTCTCCTGTTTCACGATTTAGGACTTCCTTATTAGCAAATAGACCTCTGAAGAATATATCTACCTCATCTATTGTCTTAAACTCATATCCGGCATCATTACCTGCTATCATTGCTAATTTATAAACCAATCCATAAAGATATTTGAATTGAGAATGAGTAGCTTTCTTGACATATTTCTCCACTGTTACCTGGTATTTCCCTGGAGGCAAGGTATCCAGTTGTTGACGAAAAGTATTAGCCATTGGCATCTGAAAAGGTTCATCTTCTCGCTTATATCCAATGGCCTGAATCTTCTTCATAGTTTCACCGCTATTTTTAGCTTCCCATTTATTTTAGGAACTACTACTTGAAGTTGTTTCTCCCTTCCTTTTTTAATCTCTGAAAGAGTCTTTATCTGCTTGTCAAGTTTTACCCATTCCATATCATGGGAAAAGTCATATGTGCCTCCAAATTCCTGACTTGTAAGGCTTGCTCCTTCCACAGTTAGCTTATTATCTTTAGCCTCGTTTTTAAATGATGCAAGATAACAAGTATCAAGATCATCATCTTTCAGCAAGTCTCCAAAGGTCTTTTCATATCTCTTTAAATGTACAAGTACCTGAAGAGGATAGGGACAGCTAAGTATCTCTTTTTTGAGCATACTCTTGAATATTTCTACCTGATCTTTTGTGTCAGGCAGAATACTTAATGTTTCTAATGCTGTTTGCATGATCAAAAGGGTAATTTCTGAATTTCATCAGAATCATCGAACTCAGGAGAGTTATCTTCACCTCTTTGTGGAAATGGTTCTTCCTGCTTACCTCTTGACAGTTTTGTTAGTTCTTGTGGATCGGTCATACTTGGAGTATATTGCTTTCCTTTCTTTCCTGCTTCCATAGCTTTCTTAGCTTCTTCTACAAGTTCTTCTTTTGTCGGGGGTAGTTTAGACTTATTACCTCCATGCCATGCAGGGGATGCAGGGAAAGGATCAGTCTTCATTTGTGGGGACTCCTCTACCGATGCAGCTACTTCCACTTCTTTCTCTGGTATCTGAGCTTTGTATACTTTAAGATATTCCTGAAGAACCTTGTCCTGTTCTACTGCTGCAGCATCTATGTTGGGATCACTCTTGAAAGGTTTAAATACAGGAACTTGGTAGGTGTTGTTTCCATTCTTCTCTTCTACAAATTCTGTCACACCTACTATGAAGTTCATAGGGTTGAAGCCTTTGTCAAGCCATGCAGAGAATGCTGCTCCCTTGAATTTAAAGTTTACAAATTCTGTTGAACTATCATCTTTAATTAAGAGAGCGTACACTGATTTAGTGAATTTACCACCCATAGCTATAATGCTATCTTTTACATCAGAGTAAAATCCAACAACTGATTCGCCTCCTTTAAATGTTCGCACTCTTAATTTTTCTTTAACAACGGAACTAACCTCATTGCTTATGATTCCACTGTCATGTCGCTTATTAAATCCGGTAATTAGACTTAACTCATCCAAAACCGAAAAATAGATTGGCGTAGGAACTTCAATATTCTTTCCTTTTTCTCCAATAGATTTATCAAAGTAATAAAATTTACCTTCGTCTGCTTTAAAGTCTATCCACTTTTTGCAGGGATTTTCTAATGTTGGTGCTGATTTGCTCATGTCTTTTCTTTTTTTATAGTTACGTTTTGGTAATATACCCGCTTTTACTAATGTCCAGTATTCAAGCATATATTCACCTTTTTTCTTACTTGACTCGACTGACATTACCGTTCCTGTCATTAATTTCCTTCTATGTTCTCTCCATTCAGGTGTTCTTTCATATTGCATTTTACTTAATGTTTCATCCGAATGACAATTTTTTATTCCCTTATTCCAAGTATCTTTTCCTTTCTTAGTATCTCCCATTTTTCTAGCATGTTCCTTGGATTTAGGTTTCCTGAGTTTTTGAATGAATTCGGGTGATCTTTTAATTCCTAATGCGCTACTTGCTATTATGTTAGTATTAAAATATGTTTTATGCGAATCTAAAAAATATTGTTCATTTTTAATCAAATCTTCTTTACCGCAACAAATTAAAATAATAAAATTTAAATCTTTTTCTCCATATTTATTATAATGATGTTGTAACTTGCTTGAATGATGTTTATTCTTGCGTAAGTTACATAAATGTACCCACCATCTTTGTTGAATATTTACCGCACTTCCAATATAAGTTCTTTCTGGTTTTGAAAAAGATTGAATCATATAGATTCCTGATGAATAATTCTTCATTGGTAATATATAAAACCCCTCCGGTAGATGGCATACCAATTACACCTTGCGGATTCATTGCATCTACCTTTGGGGCATTTATAAATTCTTTTAGATTCATGATGTAATTAGTATGCGATTGCAAGATACAAAAGAATATTCAATTATGCAAATTATATTTCAATTGTTTCAATAGTTTCGATAATTGGAGGATGCTGAATGTCGTAGATAGTATCTTCAATATATTTCTTAGCATCACCATAATCCATAAATACTTTTTCCCATTTGTTATCTTTATAAATATGATACCAAATATCGTTTTTTCTAGTTTCTTTTACAATCTCAAATTTCATTTCAATATCTTTTTAATTGCTATCTTATCTCCTGTCAATACTTTTACTAACCTTAAAGCGATACATACTTCAAGAACATTATTTACTACCTCCTCCATTACTGCAAGTTCTTCTTTTGCTAACTTAGAACTTTTTTCAACGATAGAAGGTATCAGGACTTCTTCCCCGGCACTTTCTCTCAGTACCTTGGCAACTACTTCAATTAAAGTCTTAGGTTCTACAATGACTTCTTTTGGCTTCTGCTTGGCTGCTCTTACCTTTTTAGCTGCCTTACGAATTGTAGTCTTTCCTTCTTCTACTTCTTTTGTAGCTTCTTCATCAGCTAATACAGTCCTTGCATCAGATACAACAGATTGTCCAAGTCCAAGAACTTTAGCTGTAACCTTATGCGTGGGTTCTATATGTTCCGATTCCCCCTTGCCTCCTTTTGCCCCTGCCTCTACTTTTGACAAAGGTTGATCTATTTCCCTTATACATCTTAGGAGTTCTGCATCTCCTAAGTTCCTCCTGTCTCTTTGGTTATGGATAGCATATTTTAATGCTTCTTTCTCATCTTTAAATTCTTTTACTTCGACAGGGACCTTGTCAAGCCCATTAAGGATAGCAGCTTTCAACCTTGTATGACCATCAACAATAATATCTCCCCAAAGAATTATAGGGAATGCACTATCATACCCATTCTTCTGCATGTTTTCTGTAACGACATTAAGAATTGTCTTATTTACTTCAAATAGGGAAGAAAACGGGGGACGTGTCATAATCAAGTTTATATCTCTTTGCGAAGGAAGATCAACCTTCGGAATTCTTATATGTTCTTTCTCTATTTTCTCATGTAATTTTCCAGGAATAATAGGGTTTTCTAAAATTCCTATCATTTCCCGCCTAAGTCCTTCCATGTCTTTAAATGAAGCAAGGCTTCCCCTTATGCTTTTGAATTCTGGTTCTGACTTGCATATCTCTTTTAGTTCTTTTAAAGTCTTTGCCTCACCTATAAAACCAGGAAGTGACGTTGCCGATTCTTCAACCATTGTTTCAATAGGTTCAAATTCTTCTATAGGTTTAGATTCTTTCAATGGCTTGACTTCTAATTTAGATTTATCCCATCCTGTTTTCCTATCCCATCCAAGGATAGCAAGTGTTGCCGTAGTTTCTTTTGAGAAGTAGTCATTCTCATTAAGTATCTCGATAGCCTTGATGATAAGATTTCTCCCTTCATCTTCTGTCATTTCTCCTGTCACTGTCAAAGGTACACCTTTTTCTTTCAGGTCTAGCTTGACTATCATTTCTTTTAGTGCTGCTTTATACATATTTTTCTATTATTATAAAAAAATTAATTTGATTTAACTAATATTTCCTGGATTTTCTTTAAATATTCGTAAGTCTTAGGTCCTGATCCATTCCATTTTCGTATGACTAGGTCAGGATTATGCAACCTTTGTGCGAAATACATAAACACTTCCTTGCTTTTAACTGGATCATGCATTTCATAAAGTTGATAATTCTTCCCTGATAATTGGTTAAAGTGTAAAATGCGAATAGGACGTATTTGCACTATGCCTACGGCATCTTCTTCCTTATTATAGGCATTGGTGTCATTTCTACTTTCATACTCGCAAATCGCTTTAAAAATGGCTTCATAAGGATTTATGCTTTTTGATTCTACTATGCACAATTCCGCTCGACCTGGTGCAGAACTCAAATTCCATGCAAAGCAGGATAAAATTATAAAGATTGTTTTTTTCATTCTTCACTTATTAATTCGTTTAATAAACCTGTTCTCTTTTTAGCTTTAGTATAATCTATTTGTTCAATACTAAATTCATCATCATAAAAGTCTTCTGCATGGATGAATTGGGTTCCATTTGGAGGATCATGATATATTGTCTTTCTTATCTTGTATCTTATATAAAAAATATAGACAACAAATAAAACTATACACCCAATTACTATTTTCATGTCATTAATGTATTAGGTAAGTAACAACTTGGAGGTTCAATGTTCTTATAGAATCTTCTTTCATAGACTAACTTTCCATATCCTCCGTCATATCTTAACCATTCACTGTCCCATCTTCTTATACATCCACATCTTTCACACTTGTGGATTCTGAATCCATCCTGTTTAATCCAGTGATGTTTGATTGTTTTCATATTGCTATTATAAATTAATTTTTGAATTTTAAGAATAAATAAGTGTTAAATCTTCAATGCCTCTCCAAATCTTCTTAAAGTCTATTCCATTATTCATAAGTCTTGCAATGATCTTACCTTTTGCATCTTCTTTTGTCATATATATAAAGTCTTCAGGAGCATCAATAACAATCTTAGCAACAGACTGTGCTTCTTTACTCAGCTTTTCAAAGTATGGTACAGAAGACTTAGGAACATCTACTTCTGAAAAGTCTATATGCTTGTGCTTCATCTCTTCTTTAATGTAGTTCTGAAGATGTCCTGAGACTGTATTCCAGATATGAGTAGTTACCTTACCTTTCTCTTCATCATGCGTTCTGAGTGCTTCCAGATAGGCTAAATTTGCTTCAGCCATCAACTCTTCAAAGTCTATGCTCAGTTCATTGTTAAATGCTTGTCTGGCATATTTCCATGCTAGTTTCTGCAATAATTTTTCCATTTGGTTAATGATTTAAAGTTTATTTTTTACCAAGTTCATATATCTTTTTAAGTTCAGGATGAGATAGAAACATATTTTTATATGTAACTTCGGGCATCTTTAATAGATCAATACCCCAATAATTTTCCTTCTCAAGTTTCTGAATAAACATATCCCATAGTTTAAATGTTTTATCTAATACCTGAGTAACATCTGAATAATTACATCCTACTAATGGAGGTAATTTAGCCTTATAATATGCTTCACAAATTCTGTAAAGTTCATTAATCATATTATTAAAATCTTCTGCTTTTTTAATATCCCTGTTCTTAACATGGAGATATAACTGATCGTCTAAAAACATAATTTCTTTGATTAAGATTTATAACTATTAATTAATTCAACCAAAAGTTCTGATTGTTCTGCCTCAGTTCCATTCATTGCTGAAGCTATCATCTTTCTCTTCTTGTCGAGAAGTTTTGCTATCTTCTCCTCAATAGTATTCTGTGCAAGTAAGTAGTAAACCATTACTGCATCCTTTTGTGTAATTCTATGCACTCGGTCAGAACATTGATCAATGAGGGCAGGCGACCAAGGAAATTCAATTAAGGCTATATTAGAGCTTGCAGTTAATGTAATTCCAGTTCCGGCAGCTTGTACGTTACCAACAAACAATCGTGTCTTAGGATCGTTCTGGAACATATCTACAGGCTTCTGCCTGTCCCTTGTGCTCCCGTCTATCTTTACTGCTCCTTCAAATTCTTTCATCAGTTCATCAACGACAAAGGTATGAGTGCAAAATACAACTAACTTGTTGCCCGTCTCCAGAAAATCCTTAATCCATTCTTTAACCTGATTCAGCTTTCCTTTCGTTGCTAACTGTTTAAGACCTTCTACCTTTGCCAATGCTTCTACATTCTTTATCCTTTCTGCTTTCTCATCTCCTTTCTCTCTTCTTACCCAAGATATAAAATCTGCTTCTGCACTTGCATATTCTTTTCTATTTGTCAGTTCCATAGGCACAAGACTATAACTCTTCTCAGGCAGTTCCTTTAATACATCTTTTTTCAATCTTCTAAGCATAAAATTACTCTTCAAAAAGAAGTTCAATAAATGCGTATCTTGTGTACCATTAAACTCATGACCAAATCCATTGCCATTGCAGAACTCTCTCTTAAATCTATCAAAGGTATCAAAGAGGTCAGGTCTGATTAACTTTCCTGCATTAAATATTTCTTCGGGACGATTCTCGATAGGTGTGCCGGATAAACCTATAATCTTGTTTACTGATTTTAACTTTAAAATTGCTTTAGTCCTGTTTGCAGTTTTCATCTTTATCTTCTGTATCTCATCTAAGATTAATATTTCCGGCTTTCTCCTTTTTATCTCTTCAATCCAATAAGTTGCAATGTCATAATTGAGAATTAAAATCTCTCCTTTAGTTTTGTAAGGCTTAGTTCCTTTCAATATCTCAATACTTGGTTCATTTAACCAATTCTCTAATTCTCTTTGCCAATTCAGTTTAATAGAAGAAGGGCAGATTATAACAGTTATCTCTCTGTTAAGATGAAGATAGCCTATTGCCTGGATTGTTTTGCCAATTCCCTGATCATCAGCTAATAAACATCTTCCGCTTTTGTCTATCATAAAGTTCACACCTTCATTCTGAAAAGGTCTGAGAATTCCTTTTAGTCCTGTTACCTGGAAATTCTTTTTCCTTTCACGTTCTGCATCTATGAACTTTTGCAGGTCTTCACTTATATCAAATTTCCACTTCTGTAGCTGACTTAAAACTTCTTCTGAATAAGGAATAGAATAAGATTCTCTTTCATACATGGTGACATTACTCAATGATCTGATTCTATACCAGTCATCCATGTTATAATCAAAGTCTATCTTAACTATTCCTTTTGATTCTAAGGATAGTATTTTCATTCAGTAGCTTTATTTATTGCACTCATTGCATTATTAAAATATTTTTTCAAATACCATTCTTTTGTCATTTCTGGTTCTTTTTCAGATAATAAGTCAAGTAATTCATTTAATGCAGCAAGTAATTCAGGCGCAGCAGCAATAAGATTACCATTTGCTTTTAATTCTTCTTCTGTTTTCCCAAATGATTCTAATTTACATATTGTCTGACTACCGACAATTATTCCTTTGGGACTGATTGTTATTTCATTCCAGTCTTTTGAAAATCTCCATTCTCCTTTTGTATATTCAGTTTTCATTTTGGTTAAATATTAAGTTTATGCTAATTCTCCATTTTCTAAAAAGTCATAATCATTTGCTTCTATTGTTTCAATAATTGCTTCATCAGAGCTTTGATATTCTATTTCAGCAGATACAGAATGGCAAAGAGAATAGATACAGTCATTGAGTAATGTTTCAAAGTCTATATCTGTAGGTTTATTCAGAAAGTCATAAATAGGTTGCAATAAGTCCTGATCATAACATACACCAGTTAAGACACAAGAATTATCTAAAAATATCTTTGAATATCTTTTTATATATCTTTTGTATTGCCTGTTATCTTCTGTTTTTTTACCATTTGGATATGTATAACAGTCTTTAAAATAAAACTTACCTTTGAATAAATCTCTTTTAAAATTATTCCAAATGTATGTTGCAAGTCTTTGTCCGGATAATTCTTTAATCTGATCATCCAGTTTTATAGAGTATTCATTTCTGTATGGTTCACAATAATCTATATTTCTCCAGTCAATAGAGAATAGGTCTGCAAATTTCTCAAATGACTTATTTGCTTCATCTATAAACCAAGGTTGATAATTGTAATTATCATTTCTCCATTTCTGAATAGCTTTTTCTTTTGCTTCTTCTGAAAGTTCACTAAATTTGTAAAGGTTTACGTCTATTGTTTTCATTTTCTTTTTTGATTAATAAGTTTAGTAATTTTATTTTTAAAATTGCTTAGTTCATTTCAAAAACATACCAATGTTTCATCTTTTCTCTTTTAATTCTCTTAATTCTTCTTTTACTATTTCTTACATATCTCCAAAGTTCAGGATAGTTAAATAGCAATTCCAGGTTATCAGTAACAATGTTACTAACTTCTTTTTCTGTCCCTGCATCCATAAGGGAATAGATAAATTTCTGTTTCATGGTCTTAATTCTCTTAATAGTTTATAACAAGCTGATGATAATTGACAAAAATATTCTCTTTCTCTATATGCACTATCACTAAATTGTTTTGAGAAATAGTTTAATTCTCCTCCGGTAGTATAGATACTTTCTAAGAATTTAATCTCTTTTAACGTATCTTGTAATGTTTCCTCTATTTTACTGATAGGTTTATTTTTTAGTAATTCATACCATTGATTCATTGTTAATGTATTCATCTCTTTAAGTATATTTTATTTTCATAATTCCAATTCTTTTGCATCAATACATATCCTCTTTTTTCGAGCATATTACAAATTGCTTCTGCAATTTCACAATTAGATTTATCTTTTCTAAATTGTGACAAATCATCATCATTGTAATCTTCTGCACTATCAACTAATGCCATGTAAATTTCATCATTCAAATTAACTTCTTCCATTTTTTTAATTTTTTATAGTTAAATAACTTCCATATTTCTGTAAATGTCTTTTTTGGTACAATTCCAGGAATTCTCTAAAATTTAATTCTTCTGGTATCATTTGACAATCGTGTATATCTTCTATTATCTCAAAGTCTGCAAACAATAGGAAATTGTCAATTTCTTTTTCTGTATATTCACTATCATTTTTCATAAGTCATTTATTGATACTTGTGGATTACTCCAAAGATTATTATTATTCATTACAAAACATCCATATACTTTTTGATCTCCATGCCAATACCAATAAAAATCTTTGAAAGTATATTTATTCTTATCATCATTAAGGTATTGTTTATTTAACCATGAATAATACCATAAAGGAACTTTTTTAACTCTGTATAATCTTGTTTTCATTGCATTAACTTTTTAGATTCTTCAATTAATAATCTTTGATTTATTTCACAAAATTGCATAATCATATAAATAAAATTATCTGCATTAAGATCAGTAAAATCATTATCATAATCTGCAATATCTTTTTTAAACTGATCTATATTTAATGAATGATTACCCTGATTTTTATAATATAGATCAAAAGTAATATTTTCAATAGTCTGCAATTGTTCAGCTAATTTATTATTAACTTTTATTTTCTGAATTGTTTTAAAGGAAATTTCTTTTGTTTTCATAATATTTATTTATTAGTTAAAATAAGACGATTTAAGACAATTAAATAATTGTTAAGTATATTCTATCAATTAAGATAGATAATAGCTAAAACAAGCTAAAAACTTATTCTATTGCAGTAAATTCTATTTCCTTATTTAATGCAAAGTAAAAAACATCATATAGATAATCTTTGACCTGGTTTTTATCTTTGCCTGTTATCTTCATGCTAAATTCATCAAACGTAGGTCTGAGAATTAATTTATGATCAGTCCATCCGTCATAATATCCATTTTCGTTAAGATGATGATAACTAAATGATATTATTATCTTATCCTCTTTACTGTTCTGAATATCAATTTTGCATCCTGCATCAATACCAGAACCAGACGGCAAAGATTTATTTAACAATTCTAAATGATCAGTCCATTTATTTAACCATTCAAAATTTGTAGTTTTTATACATTGCTTTCTTGCTTGTATATCTCTGTAAATCCTGGAAATAAGTTTTGTTTTCATAATTTGGTTAATTATTAAATGTTAAATACAATTCAAAGTTTTCTAATTCATCTAAATTTTGTTTATACTCTTCAAAAGTATAAAACTCGCAAGCAAAAAGATTTTCTAAATTTTTGCGTAAATCTTTAATAACATTCTGAATGTCATTTTTAGTAATGTTTAATTCTTTTTTCATAACTTTATTTATTTGGTTAATAAACTTCAATACAATGCTATTTTAATACGTTTTAAGACGTTCAAACAATTACAGGAATATAAGACTATCAAATGTTATTTGAATAGCTTAAAATTGATCTATAAACATAATTTTATCAGAATGAGTAAATTCATCATATAAATCTGAATAAATCAATAAATGTTTTATAAACTCTTTTCTGTTTATCTTTGGCATTGCTTTAAATTGTTCTTTAGCTTGCGTTCTATTTCCGTTAATTACTGAATTAACTATTAATTCATAATAATCAAAATCAGTTTTTAAATCATAATCTTTGAGTAATTTTTTCATATCTTTAGTATTTTTAAAGTTAAAATTGCTTACTTTACATATATAGTCAATTCATTTAATTTAATTGTTTCATCTGTTATTTGTCCCCATGCATTTCTATTTTGTGCAAAACAGTAATTATCTTTTAAGTTTACAGCATAAATAGAATAAACAATATTAAAAACGTTCTCCCCTTTACTATTTTTCCCTTTCTTATGGTTTTCGTGGTCCATTGCGTTATAAACTATTTCATCATATTCTGATAAAATAAAAGCTTCATTGTTTTCTAAAATTTCCTTTAGTGTTTTCATTGTTTTAGTTATTAGTATTGTATTTCTGTAGTCTTATATTTATTAAAAACTTGCTGAATATCTTTTCTATTATATGGCAGATAATGAATAACATCATTAATGTCTCCAATATAAAAACATTCATGATTTCGTAACTCAAATAAGATGTGTTTTTCTTTATTTTCTTTTACTTTCTTTATTTCTGATTTTTCCCATTTATTTATATTATCCAAGCCGTCACTAAATAACTTATATTTTGATTTTGGCATATATCCACCTGCGCCAATACTTACATATTTTTCACCTTCTGCAATAGGGTTATTTTTTTTACCTTCTGCAAATTGTTCATTACTGAATGCAAAAAATACATTACAATCATTTATTAACTGATTGCGTTTTTTTTCTGATTCTTTTCTAATTTCCTGGTATCTCATAATTTTATATTTTTAGTGTTTTTAACTTTAAAATTGCTTTAATCTATATTGAATTCTGTTTTAAGTTTATCTATTATAACCTTTGCAGATTCTTTATTTAGGTCTAAAAACTTAGTTTTATTATTTTCATCAACAAATAAAACTTTTGCAGGGTAATCTAAATGAAAGTTAATTTTATTAACTTGTAATTTGTAGTAATCAATTTTTTCCATAACTTTACTTTATTTGATTAATAAATAACTATTTTTAATATTAAAATTGCTTTTATTCATTCTGTAAATCTTTTTTAAGTTCTGATAATTCTTTATTTGCATTAATTATCCATTTACCAACACTTATTTGTTGATCATCAAAACTATCTGCAAATGGATAATTTTCATTTAAATATTGATTAAGATCAATATCATATTTATAATCATTTAACCATATTTCAGTAAGTTCAAACATTGCTTTTTTAAGATTAAGCAATTTATTTTCAACATCCCGGATATAATCCAAACGTTCAATATTTTTCATAATTAAATATGTTTAAGATTAATAACTTTTGTCTGAACTAATAAACCATGAACTTTTATATATAACTTATTATCAATAGTTATATAAACTCTTTTTATATTTTTCATCTTTGATTAAAATTAAATTGTTAATACTTTACTGGACTTGTTTCATCTTCAATAGTGAACCAAATCTGTTTATTTGTCATATCTTTGATTAATTCCGGATACGTTCTGTTTAATTCAAATTTGATGTATAACATTCTGGAATGCCTGGAATAATCTTCTTTAGCTAGTGCAGTCCTGGAGATATGCCATAAGTTACAAATAGTTTGATCTAATTTATTTTTCATTGTAATTAAGATTAAATTGTTTATTTATTATTTTTCTTTATTTTTTCAACACTTGCAAAAAAATTAATTATTCCGGTTCTGAATAATTTACTCAGATCAACGATAAAAGATTTGCAGGTATAATTTAAACTTGTATCCTGGATAATATCATCAATATACTGATCTAATAGCTTTATAAACTGATCTTTCATGTTAATTAATTTTAGTCAAATTTGAATACCTTATATAATCTTTCATTGTATCTTCATCATATTGAATACCTGCATTAATTTTTTTACTTATGAATTCAACATATCGCCTCATAACTTGTAAAGGATGAATACCATTATAATGAGACGCAAAATTGGAATATCTATAATTTTCTTTCATTATATTAATTATTAAGTTATACAATTATAATTTTTCGAGTGCAATAGAATTAAAACATATAGTTTCATATGTACTATAATCTTCATTATCTTCATTCATACAATCGTAATTATCCAAATATGTACAAATAGCTTCACTGAATTCATTATCAGGTACAATTAAACCATATGAACATGAATTAAAAACATCAGTGACCATTAAAACAGGCTCGCAATTATGATAATTACGATAATAAGTTAATAAGCTATTTTTGTAAGGAACTAACAATTCAATTAACATTGAACTTTTACCTTCATCAGATAAACTGATTATTTCATGTAATTTAAGAGTTTTCATAATTACCTTAATTTAGAGTTAATAAACACTTTAATAAAACTGACAACTAATGTTATCAATAATGTACCAACAAAAATATACAAAGGTACATAAGGCAATAAGTAAGTTAAATTTTTCATAATTTGGATAATTATAGATTATTAATAAAAGTTAATTACTTCCAATTTAAGGTATTGACAATAATAGACAATACCAATATATCAAAACAATATGATAATAGCGCAAATAAGCTAAAAATGGCAAATAAGGCTATAATAGACTAATTTGCTTAAAAATCATATCAATCAATGTAAAAATATTAGTAGTGAAATGCCATGTTTTATCCAGGTCCTCGTCATATTCATTATAAGGGGTGAAGACATAGCAAACTTTGCCATTATAGCCATATTCCTTGTATTGCTCGACATAGTCATCATAAGTATATAGGGACTTATGAGAAGGAGAAGCAAACCTATTATCCAGGTCCTTAATTAAGTCATCATAAGAAAGTGAAGAAAGTGAACCGAAGTTCAAAACTGTAGCTAATTTTTTAGCCTGTGAATTGTGTGACATAGCTTTAGTATATTAGTGAAGTGTGAAGAAACAAACAGTAAGTCAATTTAGTCAACCAATGCATATCGTAAGTAAGTAGATGTATGCAAGTCATGGCGCAAAGATGTACCATAATGACGTACTAATGTAGCCCTAAAATTGATACGAAAGTTAATATCAAAATTACGGTCCTTAATGAATTCAGCAGATAAAAATTTACGATTAGACCTAAATGACAAAGTTTGAACGTATTTCATAGCTTTATGTATTAATTAACTATATAAAGGTATGAAACAATAACATATAATATACATAGAATAATAACCGGTATTAATAGAATATTAACTATTTTAAATAAACCTTAAAATAACTAACATTTGCAAATATACAATAACCATGCACAACTAATTATAACATAGTTATATAACTTAATAATTAGTTAATAAATAACTAATAAGTGTATAATTAACACTTATTAACAGCAAATTCAATAACTTATTTAAGTGTAAGAAATACACTTAATAAACTAAATAAATATATATCATAGATCACAACTAACTAACTTGTATTAAATAAACCTTTGGCAAATATCCGGGAAAGGTCACATCACTGACCTGTCCCTGGCCTTAATCCTTTATACATACATTCAAAGGGGACCTATTTGCAGGCTATTTAAGACATGATCAGCTAGCTAGTCATATATACATACCTTTGGCAGGACCTTTGCCAGGGGACCGGCTGGCAGGCTTGACCGGTAGGGGAGGGAAGCCTGGGTGGACACGCTCTCTGATAATTTGCAGAAAGAATTCAAGAAGAAAACACCTTGGGAAAAATTTCGGAAAAACAATTCCAACGGAAAACACTCTGACAAGTTTTTTGACAAGTGTTAATAAGTATATGACAAGAAACTTGATAATGTAAGAAATAAGGTGTATCTTCGTGACAAATTACTTGACATATGGAAATAAAGGAGTTTTTGAAGTCGCATCCGTTTATCAATGCTTATTCGGTGGAGAAGGCATTGGGGATACCTGTTGGCACTATACGGGTGAATAGTGAGCGTCCTATACCGGAGAAGTACAGGGCGATGATTATAGAGAGTCTAAACAACTATGTGCCTATAAGGGAGCATGTAGTAGTTCCTGTGGAGAAAATGCCTCCTATGCCTGTTGTAGAGGCTAAAGGGAGAAGGTTAGTTGTTAAGAGGGTTACGAAGGTAGGGATAGGGGAGCATGCTTACATCTTTGGGAAGATGGAGAATGGGATATTTAAGAGGGATAATGATATTCAGGATGGAGCTAGTGTTGTACTTTGACTTTGTAGCTTATTTCATGAAGGTCTTTGACAGTATCTCCTGGCTCATAGCGAGTTGAGTCGCTAAAGAACTTATAGTCTCCGAAGTAGTATACAGATATATTGTCGTATATAAGTTGTTTTCTTATTATTATGTTGGACATTTTAGGATTACAGGACATAAGAAGTATAACAAAAATTGCAATTACAATTACTAATAATATATAAAGGTAATTATTTCGTTGTTTTTGTAATCTCAATAGTTCTTTATTTCTTTTTATTTCAAATTCCATCCTTGCCCTCTGGTTTTCGTAGCTAGGAGCATTTATGTATAATTTATATTCGTCTTGTTTTAGGTTGTCTTCTGGTAATGTTATCTTTTTCATCTTATTTTGTTTTAGGTGATCTGAACATATAGCGGTCTTTAGATATATTGTCTAGCTTAGTACATAGTCTCTTGTGTCTGTTCCAATATTGCATCTTAGAGCCGTAGTAGCATCCGTAGTTTTCGTTTAGTGACAGGAGGCTGTTTAAATGTTCTATCTCAGGCTTTGTTAGTTCTATCCAGTATTTCATAGCATTTTTACTTTTAAAATTGCTTGGTTAATTTGAATTTTGTAAGTTCAAACCAAAGGTTTTGCAATTGATGAACATATTTTATTTTTACATTAATATCTCTTAGGTTATACCCATATTTGTCAGAATAAATTATCTCTATATTTGGTTTAGAAAAGTGAGTAATGACAAGACTATCTGTTTTATTGGGATTTCCTATCCATTTAAATCCTAATAATTTTATCCATACTTGGTCTAATGGAACTGATTTTGCTGCACGAGATATATTGTCTCCATCTGAAAACCATTCTTCGGCAGAAGGAATGAGATATGTTATTTGTTTATATTTAATTCCGTCATTTTCTGCGATAGCATAGTAATTTCCGAGCATTAATTCATTTTCATTCATGCCTTGCTTGTTTATCCATTCCTCCATCTATCATATTGTTCATCCCAATATTCTCTTTGTCTCTCAGCAACATCTTTCTCGTGCTTGCGTTCATCCTGTCCTATCCAGTATGCTTTATCAGGTGTGTCGTATTCTGCAAAGCTTCTACTGGTTCTAAAATGATCAGTTCTTCCATAGTCAGCATCTTTTCGTCCTTGACGATATGCTTCATCTTCTTCGTATGTAAAAAATGTTTTCATTCGTTTATGTGTTTAAAGATGTTATTATTATCTTTTTCTACAGTTTTGTGAATTTTAGAAATAGATTCTTTTATATACCAATTAGCTTGTTGTAGAAATACGGAAGCAGCGCAGCCTTCACAAACAGGTACTGCTTTAAAGTCTATGTTGAATACAGTGTCTGTTAAATCTCCGCAAAGTTTACACTTTCTCATATCTTAATCTCTTGAAGTTGACATATCATAATCTGCTTTGCATAGCTTTTTCTCTTTTTTAGCTACATATATCATCTCTGAGAAGTCGCAGTACTGACTGTCTACAACCTTCTTGTGGGCTTTCTTGTTGCCGTTGATGTAGTCTACAGGCCATGCTGTATCTTCTTCAGGTCTGCATGCTGCCTGTCGTCTTGCTACTGACTCAGGGTACTTGCCTGCTTCTGAGAGGTTGGTAGAGTAGCCTCTGTCTCCTTTCCTCCACCAGCACATAGCATTGCCTACATATCCATGCTGAATGTAAAATTGTCTTTCTTTCATAATATTATCCCCATAATGTTGATACTTCCCCGATATGTTGTTTTATTGCTCTCGCAAATACATCTCTGTTTTGAGCTAGCCACTTGCTATTAAAGGTTAGCCACGCTGTCTCAATTTTCCCACCCTTGGTTCTTCTAAAGAATATTTGTTCAGTATAAAGTTTCTCTTTCATTTGAATTTCTTTATTAGTTTAGCGTATTTACTTCTGTCTATGTTGTCTGTTACTATATAGATGTTGTCTCCATCTTGCCAAATAGCTTTAGGCTTGTATCCATTGTCTTTTAATGTCTTTATGCCTTTTTTGATTAGGTCTTTCATCAGAAGTACTTTAAATTTATTATTATAATTACAGTTATTACTGAGATAACTGTCAGTATTAGATAGAAAATTAGGACTTTTTGTTCAAAGCTATTTTTCATGATGGCCATTTAAAACAGTCAGAGAATAATTTGGCAAAAAGAATAATAATCCCTATTAGTAGAATTATTATGATTATAAGTGCTATTGTCATAGTTAGTCTTGTATTTGTATTTCTTCTATTCCCCACCATTGGCAAAAGTCAAATGGATATTCTTCAGGAGCACCCCTGTACTTCCACTCTTCTCTTACCTCGTTCTTGTGCCACTCCAAGGCTTTCTCAGCCCCTTCCCTTGTCCTGTGGATGCTTACAATGCCTGGGACGCTCTCATGTATCATAGGGTTGTATAAAAAGGCGTAGAGAGTATTTAACTGGTGTCTGAAGTCTTTTTCAATAATAGGGTTTTCTATGTCTCTTGGCTCCATCTTAGCATTTTTAAAGTTAAAATTACTTGGTTATACCTTATATTATATAGGACGTTTATATCCAAAACTGATACCACTTTTTTTTATTTAATAATTCATAGTACTTCCTATCCATATTAAATAGTTGTTTTTGCAATGCTTTATTATCACTTTCTAACTTAGAATAATATTCTTTAAAATATTCAAGTCTATAATCAGCATCATCTAATCTGTGAAGAAGTTGTTTTTTAGTTAGAAAAGTATCTTTATGTTTCATTTGTCTAATAGTTTTTCAAGTGACTTTAGTACTTTAGGGTCTGCAGAGATAGGATAACCTTCATCAAATTGTTCCTTTAATTCTTTTATTAATTTACCGGTAGTTATAAATTCTGATTCGTATAAGAATTGTTTAGTCTTGTAGTCATAGTTGATCTTTGCATCATCTCTTTGGATAAAATAACCTTTCTTGCCTTTTATAACTTTTGCTATCCTTCTCATTTTTTATTTAGTCTCTCTTTTTTTATGTATTCATCATAATCCATACCACTTATCCTCTTAAACTCTTTCTTTTTATCTTTTAGAGTTTGGGTAACACTGAGGTAGAAAAGTACCGAAATAAATAAAGCTATGAGTGAAAGTATTATTTCCATATTATATTTCTTTTATTCGGACAATTCTTCTTCCGTGTTGCATCTGCACTCAGGTCAAGAAGTGTCCTCATCGTTAAAGGCTGAGTTTTAAATCTTTCTTTTGTCCGACCATGTCTTCAATTAACAGAAGGAGCATGGATTTGTTTATCTTTCTCAGACTTCTATATCCTGCTCCGCTTTGGATTCTGCTTCAATACAATCAAGCAATGGGAAAAGCTATGAAGAAACCCTATGGCTGACGTTGTAGTGGATACAAACGATAGCCTTTCGACTGACGATTTTTCATCAGCACATAGGGCAATTCTGTAAGTTTTTTCTTGATACATCTGTAATCCACTACAATAATCAAGAGCAAATGTAGAACTTATTTTTGAATCCACAATGGAAAAGAACGATTATTTTTCACTATTATAAAATATTTTTTGATATTCTGACTTTAAATTTCAATTTATTTTCATATTTATTTATGTACCTATGTTGGTAATTTTATATGTTAGTTGAAACTTTTTAACTAAAAACTACGTTTAAGTCAAAAATATTTCGTTATATTGCAACCAAATTATTTTTTATGTTACCTTCAAGGTTAGTAAAGTGGACAGATAGATACATTGAAATGGCCTATTTGCTTACGTCTGCAGGATTTTCAGAGCAAAAACAGGCTGAGATAATGGATGTTCATTATTCTACCTACTGTCAATGGAAAAAGACTCATAAAGAATTTAAGAAGGCAATAGACGATGGTAACTTGGGAATTTTAACAGGTGTTACACAGTCTATTCTTAAACTTGCATTAGGTTTTCCATATGAAGAAGAGGTAGCAACTTATGACAGGTCTGTTCATAAGTGGGAGAAAACTACTATCAAGAAGCAAAGACTTCCTGATCCTTGGACGGCAATGCGGTTGATGTCACTTAAAGCGAGGGACCAGGGATGGTCAGAGACACAGAGGATAAGTATAGAAAGCACGGCAAACATCAACATCAACATAGATACTATCTCTACTGACATCTTGGCATTATTAGAGAAAGAAGCTAAGAAGTTAAGGAATGTCACGGATATAGAACCTGAACCATTAATATCACTACCTGGAGATGCCGGGGACGACAATTAGCCCTGAAATTGTCAAGGAACTCTTGAAGAACCCCCTACTCATTACGAGGGAACTAAACAACCGCTCCCTCTACCACTTCCTTAAATATTTTTGGCCTGTATATTCGTCACAACCGTTTTCCCCAAACTGGCATATAGAATATCTCTGTAAAGAACTTGAAAAAGTTGCCGAGAAAGTTTCACGTAGGGAACCCAGGGATTATGATTTAATCCTGAACGTACCACCAGGAAGCACAAAAACGGCCCTTGTTAGTATCATGTTTCCTATCTGGTGTTGGACTCGATGGCATTGGATGCTTATCATAACAATGTCCTATTCGGATAAACTTTCCTTGGAAAGTGCAGAATATTGTCGTGATATATTGCAGAGCCAGTTATTCCAAGAGATGTACCCTGACATTATTATAAAGGAAGATAAGAACGTCAAGTCTAATTTTAAGATTGCTAAGAAGGTTACAGGTGCAGGTGGTACTCATAGGAGGGGGAGTCTTTTAACGGGTGGAGGCAGGATCAGTACATCTCTTACCGGTACTGTTACAGGATTTCATGCAGATATACTTATTGTTGATGACCCGTTAAATCCTACACAGGCTGCATCAGATATAGAATTGGCGAATGCTAATCATTTCATGGAACAAACACTTCCACTTCGTAAGAGGGATAAAGATATTACCCCTGTTATTTTAATAATGCAAAGGCTTCATATGAATGATCCATCAGGTCATTGGCTTGATAAGAAAGAAGAAAATGTCAGGCATATCTGTCTCCCAGGTGAGATACGCAACTTTAGGGAATTTGTTACTCCTAAAGAGATGGTTGATTTTTATACTGATGATCTCTTGGATACCAAGCGTATTTCATGGAAGACTCTTAAAGACCTTGAATCCAAGTTAGGACAGTATGGATATGCAGGGCAGATAGGGCAAAATCCTACACCCCCAGGTGGAGGTATGTTCAAGGTTGATAAATTTACTATTACCACGTCACTTCCACAAAAACATGAGATATTACATACTGTGCGTGCATGGGATAAGGCAGGAACACAGGGAGGTGGTGCATATACAGCAGGGGTTAAGATAAGTAAATTGATTAATAACAGGTTATTGGTTGAAGATGTTGTGCGGGGTCAATGGGAAAGTCAAGAGAGAGAAAGGATTATCAGGTCGGTTGCAGACACAGATGGTACAGGTGTGGAAATATGGATAGAACAAGAACCTGGTAGTTCAGGGAAGGAATCGGCAGAAGGTACAATAAGGAATCTTTTAGGGTTTAAAGCAGATTCAGAACATGCATCGGGAGATAAAACGTATCGTGCTGATCCTTATTCAGTACAGGTTAATAATGGTAATGTAATACTTTTACAGGGAAGTTGGAATCTGAATTATATAAATGAATTACGTTATTTTCCGTTTTCCACATATAAGGACCAGGTTGATGCGTCATCTCTTGCTGTAACTAAGTTAGCTAATAAGAAGATAGCTCGTAGGGTAACTTAATATAAATGTCATGAAACTAGATAAAAATGAATTAGTAGAATATTTTTATGAGAATCGTAAACTATTTACAAGGTCTATTGCTCGTTATGGATTAGACCCAGGTGATATTATTCATGATTGTGTTTTAAGGATTCTTGAGTCAAGAACTGATGTATATGAACTTTACAATGGGCAAAGGATTAATTATCTTCGGAGACTTGTAAAAAATTGTTGTATAACACAGTTAAAGAGAGAGCAACGATATACAGATTTAAATGGTTTAGATATAAGTGACGAAGAAGTGAATTATCCTGATATGTTAAATGCTGTTAATGGGAGTCATCTTTCAGATATTAAGAAGAAGATAATCCTTGGACATTTTTGGAGAGATTTAACATATAAACAACTGGGTGAGGAAATGAATGTAAGTGACGGCACTCTCAAATCTATTTTTTGCAGGAATAAGGATGAATTTAAAATACTATTTCGATGAATGTAATTTACCTGGCTATAGGTGGGATAATTATTTTATTAGTTATAATCTTGATATTTACTAAAGAAGATAAATAAATGAAAAGAGTAATTAAGAATTTGTACACTTTAAAAGGAGCTGAAGCAGCAGAACGTACACAGGAATTAAGGACACTTCTTGGATTAGGAACTGCAGCAGAAGGTATCCTTTTGGATACTGACTTGGCAACCGAGATTTCTATAACAGGTGCATCTACTACTGCTATTTCTGTTTCGGGTACATCTGGTACTGCACTTTCTGTTACAGGTGCATTTACTACGGGGATTAACATTGCTGCTGATGGTACTACGGGTATTGCTATTACGTCTGCATTTAGTGGTACTAACATGGTATCTCTTGCAGGGACAGGCAGTAATGCGGGGATACTTGTTTCAGGTGCATGTGGCAAAGCTCTTGAGATAACAGGTAGTGCTACAACAGCGATAGGGGTACTTACAGGTGTATTTGGGACAGGGTTGAGCCTTGCAGGTACATTGACTACAGGGGTGAGTGTAGGTGCTTGTGGAACGGCTTATACCATTACAGGATCAGTAACTACTGGGTATAATATCGCAGGAAATGCGACTGATGCCTTTAAAGTGACTTCGGGGACTATTGCTACTGCCTTTAATATTGCAAGTGCGGTGACTACAGGAGTACTTGTAGCAGGGGCAACGACAACGGCAGTAAGTGTGACAGGAAGTGCTACTGATGCATTTAAGACTCTTACAGGTGCGTTTACCAATGGATTGAACCTTGGAGGTACTATTACAAATGCTATAAATATTGCTGCTGCTGCTAGTGTTACAAATTTATTTAAGTTTAATGCTCTTGCAGGTTGTATATTCAATGTTGATGTAAACCCGAAAGATGTACCAAGTGGAGGTGGATTAGGTGCTGATGCATGTATCAAGATAGATATTAATGGCGCAGATTATTTCATTCCTATTTTTGCAACAGAATTATCATAATTATAAATCTTAACCAAAGAACTATGAAATTAAATGTTTTAGAACGTATTACTTTATTACAAGTATTACCAAGGGAAGGAAGTTATATAACTTTCAAGATATTGATGGATTTAAAGGCAAAATTAGCTTTTAATGAAAAAGAGATTAAGGATTGTGGTATTGATGAAAAAGAAGGTAGGGTAACATGGAAAAAATCTATGGATAAGGAAATAGAGATTGGGGAAAAGGCATTTGATATTGTGCAGGAGACTTTAAAGAAAATAGATAAAGAAGGAAAAATAAATGAACAGACTTTCATATTATTCGAGAAATTTATAAAATCATAATGTCATGGCAAATGAATTACAAAAAATGTTAGGTGGTGATGGATGTGATATTGTTACTGCAGCAAATGGTGCTTTTACTGCGAGGATAGGCAGGATATATGCTATTGTTGTTAGGGAAGATTCTACTACTATTGAGTCTGTTACAGAAGATATAGAGGGGACTGATAATGTAGTTACTTCAAGAGGATGGGTTGGAGGAGAGTCTTCTGATGCATATGTAAGTCTTAAACAATTTGACTTTATAGTTCCTGACTATCCATTAAGTTCGATAGAAGTTGGTGCTGGCAGTGTTATAGTTTATTATCTGAAGAAAGGTTGGCAGAAGACTTAATTTTTTAAATCGCAACCAATGATCGGGATCAGCAATATAATAGGAATAGGCAGGAGGTCGGTGGGTTGGGCTTCAACTTATTTTATATTGACATCAGGTACGACCCGGTATAAACGGGAAATTAATAATGCTGGTGGTTATTTTGTTCTTTACTATTCTGCTGATTCTGGTGTTACATGGGATACTTTGATGACTCTTGACTTGACGGAAGATAATGTTATTATTGACCTGGCTCATCTTTACAGGCATAGGATAGTTGGCACTTCATATCATATTGACAGGACACTGACACCGACTGGATTTATCGGAATGGAAAATTTGGATTGGGAAAATATATATAGTTTAAAACCAGAATAAAATGAAGAGGATATATTTAATAGTTAGTTTTTTGCTTGTTGGACTTAATCTATTCGCCCAGAACGACTTTAAATACCAAGTGAGGGCTTTTGGTGGATTACAAGTCGGAGGAAATTATGTAACCAAATCTTCAAAAGTCAAGATTGATAGTATAAGTTCAACAGCGGGTGATATAAAGTTCTATAATGGCGCAACTATTTTACTACCATATAATAATGGCAAGGTAAATGTATCGGATACTGCCAATATGTTATCGCACTATGCTCTTTCATCTGAATTAGGGGAGGCAGGACTATCAGAGACAGAAGTAGCTGATCAGATACATGATACAATGGATATAAGGATGCCTTTAAAGTCAAATATTGTATCACCAACGTTTACAGGCATTGTGATAACTCCTGCATTAAAGGTTGGAGGTTCAGCAAAAGTCCAGATTGATTCTATTTCTTCAGTAGCAAGTGATGTTAAGATTTATCATGGGTCTGACACTCTTGCTCCATATATTCCATACGCATATAGAGAGCAGATTGGAGAAATGTATGTCTATGATACTACATATCTTTATTATAAAATAGACAGTTTAATAGCTGAAGTGCAAATTATAAAGGATGATTTAGCTACTCTAATCGAAAATATCAATAATTTAGGTCTTGATATTGCACCCCCCAGGTTTTTAAGTGCAGAGATAGGGGACTATGCTGATGATACCTTAGTTGTCGTTTTTGATACTACTGATGTGCATCAGGATTCAATTCCATCGGTTGAAGGATTTGATTTTACAGCAAATGGTACTCATGTAGTTTTGGATACTGCACTTATAAGTAATGATTCATTATTCTTAGTTTTGGCTGATCCTGGCACAACAAGCACCACTACATATTTATTGGATTATACTTCAACAAATGCTACTCAGAATGGTAAGAAAAGATTACAAGATAGCACGTTAAATAAAGTTAATTCTTGGGTTAATAAACCAGTTACCAATAATTTACCAATATTGGTTACTGGCATTTCTGTATGGGGTACTGGAGGGGCAACAACTATAACAGTGTCGGAAGGAACACTCCAAATGCTTAAAAAGACATTACCAACTAATGCTGCGGATACTTCAAATACATGGTCAGTAGATGATGAGGATATAGGGACTATCAGTGCCGGAGGACTTCTTACAGCTGTTTCAAATGGTGTTGTTGAAGTAACTTCGACTGCCGATGATGGATCGGCGGTACATGGTCATAGGAATATCACTATAAGTAATCAAGCGGTAACACCTCCGTCATTTCTTTCATCTGATACATATACAAAAGGATGGTATATGTATGGTGATGGATCGGCAACATACATGAGCAGGAGTCTTGGTTATATTTACAAATTGGAAGATCAGTCTTCTTCGGGATGGGATTTAATCTCACCAGCAACATACCGACCTGTTAAAGATTCTGTCAATTTAGAGATTGATTTTGATGGTGTTAATGACTATCTTGAAAATGATGCTGTCAGTTATACATTTCCAATGACTATCTATATGGTTGTTGCCATACATGCTGATGGTGCTGGGAAAGCTCTTTACAGACTTGGATTCAGTACTTTAAATATAAGAACCGGATCACTTCATGGGCTTACATTGATGGGAGGAGGAGAAGCATTTTCAACATCAGATAGTTATTGGACGGATGATACATATTATATTATTAGGAATGTTCATAATAATGATGTTTCTAATGGATCAAAGATTCAGATAAATGCCAATACTGCTGTAACTGGTACACTTGGTACTGAGAGTGGATATTCTATTCTCAGGATTGGTAGTCATAATGACGATGCCGCAAGCATGTCCATTAAAGAAGTTATCTTCAGAGTTGGTATTGTGGACACTGACCCTAATCAGACATCTGTAATAAATTATCTGAATGCAAAATATTCTATTTACTAATGAAAAAAGTACTGATAATATTACTTTCCTTATTTACTCTTTCAGTTGGTGCAGCAACTTACTATGTTGCACCGACAGGTGGAAGTGATAGTAATTTAGGGACAATAACCCAGCCATGGGCAACATGGCAAAAAGGATTTGAGACGGCAGTGGCGGGAGATACTGTTTATTTCAGAGGTGGAACATGGTATCCTATAACTCATCATAGACCCGGCTATGCAATAACGGAAATTGATCCAGATCAGGGTATTGGTCATAATGGCACTCACGATAATCCTATTTGTTTTTTTAATTATTCGGGTGAAACTCCGACACTGGATTGTTTTTTTGCGAGTTTAGATAATACAGGTAATATCGGCTTAAATATAAACGAAGCCACATACTTAAAGTTTAAGGGGTTGACTATTAAAAATGCTCGTCAGCTTCTTATTGGATCAAATTGTACAGGTATAGAAATGTCTTGTCATGGGCCAACAATTCATTCTGTTGTATCTTTCGAGAATATAGTAGTTCACGATATTGGGGGCACAGGGATACAAATTGGTGGGTATGATACACTTTACCTTACAAATACTGATGTATATGAAGTTTGTGATAGTTTGGATGCAACATCTCCCGGGGGTGATGGTGACGGATATAATATAACGAGTGGAGGAACTGCGGTTGATACGTTTAAGATAGCTTATATTACAGGATGCAGAGCATGGAGATGTTCAGATGATGGAATTGATGCAAGCACAACGATGCAATTCCATTTTTCAAATTGTTGGTTTTTTAATAACGGATACCAGTTTCTTCTAACCGGGGATGGTACAGGAATCAAATTCGCTACCAGTGGAGTATTTCTAAAAGGCAAACGTGTGGTAAATAATTGTCTTGCTGCTTTTAATCATCATACTGCATACTGTGAAGTAAATCTTTTTGATGCTTTCTATGGCCCTAAATGCGAATATTATAATAATGTTGCCTATAAATGTGAATATGGTTATGTTGTCGGATCACAGGAATTTAATTGTGTAACAGGAAAAGGAGGAACTGTTCTTCAAAATAATATATTTATAAATCGTGATGTTTATTATGCTCTATTTGGCGTATGCGATCAAGCACCTTACATTGCAAAATATCTTACACTTGATCATAATAATTTCAGACTACGGGAAGGATGGCCTTATAGTGAAATAAATCCTACATATACTGTTACAGATGCTGATTTTGTTCTTACTGATTCGACAGAAGCAATAGAACAATTAACTGCTTCAAGAAAACCAGATGGTTCACTTCCTAACATTACTTTTTTAAAACTTACTTCTACATCTGATTTGATTGATGCGGGGATAGATGTAGGTTATACATTTAATGGTTCTGCTCCCGATCTTGGTTATTCTGAATATTACTCCGGTCAAATAACAATAAATCCTATTGTCGTTTCAACTACTGGTGTTTATCCCGGTACAACAAAAGTGACAAGTGGTGGTAATGTTACGGATGATGGCGGGGGGACGGTTTCAGCAAGGGGTGTTTGTTGGGGGAGTAGTTTTAATCCGTCAATAACTGGTAATCATACATCTGACGGAGAAGGAACTGGTATATTTAGTTCTGCGATAACAGGATTAACTTCAGAAACTATATATCATGTTAGAGCATATGCGACCAATGAAGTAGGTACAAGTTATGGTAATGATATTCAGTTTATGACAAGAAAAGATTTATTTATATTTCAAGATGGCAAACCAGTTTTTGTAAACGGTAAAATAGCCACAACTGGAACTGGTATTTATGTAGGACCTAAACCAGTAACCAGCATATCTGTATTTGGAACAGGAGAGGCAACTACGATTTCTGTTAACGGAGGAACACTTCAAATGCTTAAAAAGACTCTACCCACAAATGCAGATGATACTACTGCCACCTGGTCAAGGACAAATGGTACAGGAGTAGGTTCAATAAATAGTAGTGGGTTATTGACTGCATTAACAGATGGAACTGTTACAGTACGGGCAACAGCAAACGATGGTTCTTCTGTTTATGGGGAAAAAGAAATTACTATTTCAAATCAATCTGTAACTTCTCAAATAATAGCAGATCATACCATTGTTGATAGGTTTGATGATATTCCTTCAGAATATATGACTGCTGTGAAAAAAATGCGATTTGTTATAGCCGGAGAGTCACACTCAACTGCTTATATAACTGGATTGGTTACTTTAGAAGATACATATCCGGCTTATGATATTGGTCCGGCATGGTATGTTTCCCCTGAATTATATACAGAAGAACATTTAAGGGCAGATCGTTATACATGGGGTGATGTGGATAATGCAACAGGATGGCTTACAAGTTATGGGGAGGAGGATTGGATTACCAGTTCGACAGCAATAAGCAGAACAAAAGCAAATTTAACTTATAATAATCATAACGGGTTAGATTTGACAGCGATAGGATTTGGTTGGTGTTATGATTCTGATATAACCGATGCCACTGATTATCTGGCAGCAACTCAATCATATATTAATTATTGTGCAGATAGCATCCCAGCTAAAGTATATTTTACAACCGGCCCAGTTGATTATTGGAATAGTACTGGTGAAATGGGTTATAATAAATATCTTTTATATGAGGCAATAAGAAATTATGTTGATGGTAATTCCACAAGGATACTTTTTGATTATGCAGATATTCTTTGTTACGATGATGACGGCAGTGGACCGAATACCGCTACTTGGAATGGACATACATATCCTGTTATAACTACGAGAAATCTTGGTACGCAAGATTATGGTCATATTGGGATGCCGGGGACTATAAGACTTGCAAAAGCTGTATGGTGGATGTTGGCAAGGATGGCAGGATGGGATGGTAATTAAATAATACAATGAGAGGTCGGGGATATGACAAGACTCACCCTTAAAGCAATTTTACCTTACCTCGGCTACGTGATAGCTGCCGGGACTGCTTTATATACCTGGGGAAGGAAAGATGAAAGCAATAAAAATAATATTACAGGGATTGAAAAGAATGTTAACTTGTTATTAAAGAGTGATACACTGAAAACAATGCAGTTTGCAGAGTTCACAAATTTATTGAATGAACATTTAATTGCAACCCAGAAACAGGAAAACAATTTTAAAGCTCTTGAAAGGAGTCATGTTAATACTTTAACAATTATTAATAGGCTGGATGAGGTGATTAAGTATTATGAATCGAAAGCTAGGTATGAAAGACAAGTTGATTCAATGAAATTTCCAGAAGTAAGAACAAGGATAATACCAGTAAAGAAATGAGTGATTTGATTTTCAAAATATTTGCAATAGTGTTCTGCACTGCCATTGCTGGCGCACTGGCGGTAATTATTATACAATCTATTAAGATAAACAGGAGTGGTAAAAGAAAAGATAACAGAGGTAAAACTTGAAAATGTTCCCGTTAGCGAGTTGTCAGTTTCCGGGCAGACATGGAGCAGCGATGATCGCCAATTCTTTAAACGTGCTTTAGAATATAATAATGAGAAAGTCAAGAAGTATATTAAGAAGCATATCACTGATGAAGTGAATCGAATCAAGAATGAACTGGCTGAAGCACTACTGACAAGGGATAGGAAGATGTTCGACAAGATGGATGAACAGACAGAGCTTATGAAGTCATTCCGTGTTGAATTATCTCACCTCCGGGAAGATGTAACAGGTATCCGGCAACAAGCAAAGATTATGTCAGACAAATATGAAGATTTGTATATTACTGTTCAAAGAATAGATCACAGGACTAAAAAACCTATTATCTATTTAAGACTTGTTATCACAGCGATTGTTACCGCTATCGCTTTATACTTTGCGATTAAATACGCACACGATCACTGGTGGGTTGCTTATATCTCAAATTTATGATAGGAACAGGAATTTGGATAGGTAAGAGATCGGGGACCGGAATTAATTCTTCCGAACCTCAATATCGCATCTTTGAAAGTGAGACAGGAGTATTGTGGCGTAAAGGTATAAGGGATGGATATATCGTTCTTGATGTAGCATTGACAGTAACTGGATTTGCTGGTAGTGAAAATTTGGATTGGGAAAATGTTGATAAACTTTCTTATCCTGAAATTCCACAAGACATAACATTAACAAAAGATACTGAAAAAATCTTTATTAATTGGTCATCAGATTATGCGGTGAGTATTGAAAGATCAGAAGATAACATCAATTTTACCGAACTGGTTGCTATTGATCAAGGAACTGAAACATATACTGATGAAGATATTGAATTAGAAATCACATATTACTATAAACTTCGTGCATTAATAGGAATTAGATATAGTGCATATTCTGATGTTGTTTCAGAATGTGTAAGTATAGTACCTGATGAAGATGCTTTGTTTGATACTAGAAATGGATTGGTTATTACTGATAGTATCAATTTAGAAAATATAACAATAAGTCATTTTCCTGTTTTAAATACATTAGCAGGATCAACAGCGCTTACAGCTCCATTAACTTTGCCTAATAAAAGTATAGCATATACTGGAGGATCATTTACATCTATAATTATAATACAACCAATTTTTGATGCTGATTTTGAACCAATATTTACTTACAAACCTTTTGGTGGAGCAACAAATGGATTTATTTTTTATGCAGGCACTCATTATGTAAGATTTTACGTTGGTTCAACAATGCTTGCTTCTCCCGGTAAAGTTGTTCCTGATCCAACTAATTTTACAACAAATTGGTATGCTATTGTATCCCGTCACGAGAGTGGAGGCGTCAATGGGAAATATCAAATATATAAAATGGGTGACTCTGCTTCAGTTGCCACAGCTACAAGTGCATCAACTCCTGATAGTCAGACTGGCATCCCGCAATTATATAATCCTTATTCAAAAACTGTACATTTTACCAGGTATTCATTATTTGCTCATTGGAATAGTTATCTTTCTGATGCAGATGTAGCAGCTATTATAAATACATTAACTTTTCCTGCAACACAACCAGAAATATTTAATACATGGGATGGTGATGTAAACTATTTTAGATATTTTCATAATGGAATTGATGGTACTTTAGGGTGGATAGGTTCTACTACAAATCCCAGGTTAGATAACCAGATATGTAATGATGATTATACTGAATATTCAAATTTTGAATGGGGTAGGTTCCAGCTAATTAATGGGTTTACAAGAAGAGGATGTTATGATATTCCACATAAACCGGATGGAACAAAGGGAGTAGCTGATCACATGGATGATGTTGAATATGGCATTAGTTCTTGTATTCATAATATGACAAATTCATATTTAAACTTTAGCGGAATATCTGATGCTACAATCAAGGCAATTTTTGATAAAAGCAATTCTACATATTGGAAAGTATCCATACAATCAGAAGATCATTATGTAGATGCCGGTGGAGGTTATTATGGGTTATGGCATCCTTCACAACTAACAAGAGATTTTATTACGACTCATGCCCAGGCAGGACATGAGAATCATATATTTGCTTCTCTTAGAACATCTGGCACTGTTATTACGGGAATTACGGCAATTAGGGTTTATAAAATAAATTTAACTTAACATGGGACAGGCATCAACAGCAGAAACAAGATTTAATTGTGTTGTACCTACAAAGAATATATGTGATTTCTTTTTAGTATTGGGTAATTCATTGATGAATGGATATTTATCAACTATAGACGATAACGCTCTCAGTACAACATTAAAAAATTATTATTTTCCAGATGGAGATCAAACGCATTTAAGAAGGACTGGCGGAGGATTTTGGGCATATATGAACAAAGCATACAATTATGAATCTGCTGAAAATCATTTCAATAGTGTTGATATTTTTGGAAAGATATTATACCATAATTATTCATGGCCAGTACCTATGTTCGTCATGCAATTAGCGCAAAATGGATCATCTCTTATATCTACGGAAACAGCAATGGGAACATGGGGTATTAATGCAGTGGCTTCTTTGACTAATGATATAATTGATGAAACTCTTTTAATGAGGAAATATCTAAGAGCAATTGGTTATGAACCGAGAATAACAGTTATCTGGGGCAGTGGCGGTGTTTATCCAGGTAGTACAGTAGCTCAGGATTATACTGATGAGATTGAAGATATAATAAATGAAATAAGAACTGTTTTAGATGATAATACTATAATGTTTTATTTTGGCAAGAATAGAAATTTTGATACCACCACGGGTGCTTGTAGAGATGGAGTTGCGGCAGTATCTTCAAATTTATTTTATACCTATGATTATAATGACTTGGATAGACATCCAACAAATTTACATCCGACTACTATGGCAGAAATCAATAAGGGTGAAATTATTGCCGGGTTTCTTTATGAATATTTTTATGGTGGGACAAGACCATCTGTTTCAAATGTAACTATTACTGGTACAATTACGCAGGGGTTACCTGTTGGATGTTCTTATACATTTACTGGGAGTTCGGAAAATTTAACTCAGAAAACAGATACATACAAATTAGAAAATGGGCATGGTACAAGAGTAGAATGGTATTCTGCAGCTAACAATAGTGGAGATGGTGAAGTATTGGTAGCTATAACTAATAGTGGAACGACTTACACTATAAATTCGTCATTAGCTGGAAAGTATTTATTAGCAAGGGTATTTCCAGTATCTAATGTTAAACCAACACATGGACTCCCCGGTAGTTCGTCATGGCAATTAATAGGAGCTTAAAAATAATGATATGCAATATTTAATATATACTGATCCAGATACAGGATTAAATTTTAGAGAAGGAGCTATTGGTTCCGAATTTGTCATAGATAATGAATGGGAAGTTGATGGATTTTCTGGGTTAGAAGATTTTACATGGGGAAATTTAGAAACACTAACACCGCAATAATATGAAAAAAACACTCTTGGGTTTAATTATGTTTGTACTGACAATAACTTTGTCGGCACAGAAAACAAAATACTATGATTTGATAATTCGTAAATCTGTTCCGTTATTACATTTATATGGATCAGGAGGAATAATTAATTGGAATAATGGAGACTTATTACTTACTCATACAAGCAACACACTTACATTGTCAGGTGGTAATTTGCTTACGTCAGGAACGTCATATGTAGGCATAGGGTCAACTTCTCCATTACACCAGTTTGTAGTATCATCGTCAACGACAAATGGCTTAAATAGCTTTAATTTCGTTAACAGTACTACTAATAAAAACAGGACCACTACCACCCAGGCAAGGGATAGTTCATCATTGAATTTATGGTACACTTATACCGGCTCTCCACTACTTACAATGACTGATAAACAGGGTAATGTATTGTTTCGTGCTGACTCAATAGGATTTGGAGTAGGTACTGCAACGCCTCTTACAAAGCTATCTGTCATATCAAGCACTACAACTAATCTGAATGCCTTTAATTTCGTACAGAGTACTGTAAATAAACGCAGAGATACATTTGCACAGGCTTCCGATAGTTCAAGTTTCAATCTTTCGTATTCATATACAGGATCGCCAGCTTTGAATTTGAATAGTAAGATTGGCACAAGCATAGTTAAGATTGACTCATCTGCAATGACTCTTAATGTTCCAGCGATAATGTATGTTGGTGATACAACTGTTGCTGCAAAATATGGAACTCTCGTATTTAAAACTTCAGATAGTTCATTATATGTATGCAAGTATATAAGACCTACTGGCAAACAGAAGTGGTTTAAAATACAGTAATTATGCCTCAATATTATATATACAAGCAAGGTTCCGATAAGTTTCGCAACGGGGTAAGAGATGGGTATTATGTCACTGATATCGTTCTTACTGTTACTGGATTTGCAGGGGCAGAGAATACTGACTGGAAATGTATTGATAAAGTGTTGGGAAGTATAGCTGCTATAAATGGATTGCCTTCTAGTGTTGTATTATCAGTTATAAGTGATGTTCAGATAAACTTATCATTCAGTTCAACATCAACAAATCAGGATGGTTATAGAATCTATATTTCGACAGATAATATTTCATTCATTGAAAAAGGTACGAGTGCAACCACTACATTTAATGCAACTAGTTTAACAGCAGGGACACTATATTATTTTTATGTCACGGCATATAAGGGTACAAGTGAGAGTTCTGGGTCATCTGTTGTAAGTGCAACAACGTGGTCCGCAGGCGAAATTATAATCAGAGCTGGAAATACTGTAGGTTGGTATGATTGGAATGATCTTACAACTATAACCAAAGATGGAAGTAATCTTGTATCTTCATGGCTAGATAAATTATTAAGTGGTCATGACTTAGTACAGGCAACGGGTCTAAAACAACCTGTATGGTCTGCTGATGGAATTACATTTGACGGGGCTGCAACAAATGGTGATCAGTTAAAAACGGGTACATTTACTTTAAATCAACCAGTTATGGCTTATATAGTCATGAAACAAGTCAGCTGGACTTCAACTGATTTTGTCTTAGATGGATATACTGATTCAACCCTTATTTTACAACAAAGGACTGCTTCTCCTGGTTTAGCTATTTATGGTGGTACGGCATATAGTAGTGTAAATTCAAATTTAGCTGTTGGCTCATACGGATTAGTCAGAATATTATGGTCTGGTGCTGCAAGTTTTTTACAGATTAATAATACATCAAAAACCACTGGCAGTGTTGGTACGGCAGCGGGAGCGGGTATTTCGATAGGTTCAAGAGCTGCTAATCTTGGTTGTGCAAATATAGCATTTAAGGAAATAATATATAGAAATGTTGCAGATAATGATGGAACACAAACATCTATTGTGAATTATTTGAATGCAAAATATGGACTTTTTTAATAAACGACACCTATAGTAGGAACAGGAATTTGGATAGGTAAGAAATTGTATTATGAAACTTTGGCTATTCATAAAAGAAAATGTTATTATTTACGGCAATATTTTTAATCATTTTTGAAGCAGTCCCCGAAGCACTGGCATTGAAGGGTCATAAGGCAATAGCGGGGATAATAGAAGGTATTTACCTTGCTGTTGTGACAATCTCAATAGGTGCATGGCTAATGGGGTATTCAATAGGTATGTACGGGAATGATTGGAGATTCATTCTTGGAGGTTATTTGTTGATGCGGTTTGCAATATTTGATGTAGTATATAATTTAATTGCAGGACTACCGATAGCATACATTGGCACTACTAAGTTGAGTGATAAGTTCTGGCAATGGTTTTTCAATACAACAAAATTCCCAGTAGGTTTATTTTTCGGTATGCTTAAATTTATATGTTTCTTAATAGGGTTAACTTGGTTAATAACGAAATAGATGGAAAGAGGTACTAAGCCTATCAATGGCAAGAATATACAGACTCTTACAGGGTCATTGGTAGCAAGGGCTAATCTTGCTGCATACCTAGGACTTCAATATGGAGGGGACAGGGATTTGTATAAAGCATTGGGATATAGCCTTATCCTTACATATAAAGATTTTGAAGCTCGTTATGTGCGCCAAGATATTGCAAAAGCTATCATAGATCGTCCTGTAAAAGCTACATGGCAGGGAGAATTGGAACTTATAGAATCAGAAGAGGCTAACAAGACTATTTTTGAAAAGGCATGGTATGATCTCAATCGAAAATTAAAACTAAGATCACTTTTGGCTAGGGTAGATAGGCTTACAGGGATAGGTAGGTATGGAGCATTGCTTTTAGGATTAGATGATGTAACTAATATAGAAGATTATTTAAAACCTGTAACAACAGGAGCAAGGAAACTTCAATATGTAAAACCCTTTGGAGAAAATAGTGCCTTGGTAAACCTATTTGAATCCGATCCTAATAATCCTCGTTATGGAATGCCTAAGATATATGATATACAGGTTGCTGATGTATCAAGTGGATCAAGTAAGATAGTAAAGGTGCATCATTCAAGAGTAGTTCATATAGTAGACGACAATCTTGAATCAGAAGTTTATGGTACTCCAAGACTTGAATCAGTATTTAACAGGTTGATGGACTTAGAGAAGTTAGTAGGAGGTGATGCAGAGATGTTTTGGAGAGGTGCTAGACCTGGATTTCATGGGAAAGTTGATAAAGATTATTCTATGACTACTGAAACTAAGGAAGGATTAAAGGATCAATTCCAAGAATATGATGATAATTTATTAAGATTCTTAGTTACTGAGGGGGTAGATTTGGAAGCATTAGCACAACAGATAGCCGATCCACTCAACCATGTGCAAGCACAACTCCAGATGATAAGTGCGGTGACAGGCATCCCTATAAGGGTATTGACAGGTAGTGAGAGGGGTGAACTTGCAAGTTCACAGGATGCAAGTGAGTGGAAGACTTATGTGCAAAGCAGGAGAGAAGACCATGCAGAACCTAAGATTATAAGACCTTTTGTAGATAGGTTGATAGAATTAAAAATACTTCCAGAACCTGAAGAATATTACAGGGTAGATTGGCTTGACTTGTTCTCAATAAGTGAGAAAGAAAGAGTAGAGATAGGGAAAGGACGTGCTAATGCTATACGTGAGTATACTACTAATCCTACTGCAGAAGCATTAATTCCTGCAGATTTATTTCTTGAAAAATGTCTTGGATTTAGCCAGGGAGATATTGACCTTGCTAAAAAAATGAGGGCAGAAGGTATTACGGAAGAACAAAAAAGTTTAATGGAAGATATTATAGATATTACCACTCCTGCACAAACGGGGGCAGCAGGAGGTGCATTAGAAATGAATCCTAGAAAGAAAGTAGCAGTTTGAGTGAGTTAGTAACATATAGACAAGCAATTCAAGTTGACCCTTCGATGACGACAACGTTAAGAAATGTTTTCTCTCGTAATATGAATCGTAGGTTTACTGAGCTTGTTACAGTAGTTAAGAAAGCAGTAGTAGAGGAAGATGTATTTGGATTAAAGCCTAAGACTCATACTTTGCAGATGACAACTCCAGGTAAGGAAGCATTTATCTTCAGACGTGATGCAGAGAAAGTAGTGGAGTTCATGAAGTGGTTACAGATACAGGTAGATAAAGGAATCTTAGAAGTCACTACTTTTCAACAGGTAGGAAAGAGTATAGAGTCAGCATGGACTAACCTATATATAGCAGATAGTTACAAGAGAGGACTGATGCGAGCAAGAAGCGAGATGGTAAAGGCAGGGATGGACATTCCTACTATGGATCAGTCAGGGGGAGTGGATATTTGGTCAAGAAATATTTTTCATTTAGAGAGACTTGGACTCCTTTTTACAAGGACTTTCAACGATCTAAAAGGCATCACTGCAGCTATGGATATGCAGATAGCAAGAGTTCTTGCACAGGGTATTGCTGATGGGGATGGGATGTTGCTCCTTGCGAGGAAACTTGTTGCGACAATTAACGGGACAGGGATGGGAGATTTGGGGATAACGGATACTTTAGGAAGATTTATTCCTGCACAGGTACGTGCAGAGATGCTTGCGAGAACCGAAATAATGCGAAGTTTCAATGAGGCGCAGCTTCAAGAATTTCGTAATTGGGGAGTAGAGGGCGTGAATGTTTTAGCGGAAATAAAGACCGCAGGAGATGATCGAGTTTGTGAACTTTGCAAACCGTATGAGGGTAAGGTATATACGTTAGATGAGGCAAGCGGGATGCTACCTTTTCATACGAGATGTCGTTGCATCTATTTACCTCATGTTGAGGAACTTACGAAATATTATAAGAAATAATGGGATCAGCAGTTATATATTCTACATTTCCTACACTTACTCCAACGGGGGTTAATAAGGTTGTGGGAGGTATTCATGTTAGTGATGTAGTATATTGCAGGCATTGCATAGATAGGTTAGCATTAGATTGGAACGAAATGAAATATCTTACCAATTCAAGGGCTAATCTATATAAATATAATTGTTATGAGTGTGGATTTAAGATAACATTTAAGAGTGCAAACCGTACATAAATATAGGAGAATAAAATTATGGCAAAAACATTAGATGATTCGGTAATTGATGGTAGTTTAAATATTATTAAAAGTGGGGGTACACAATTGTGTGTATGCAATGCGCAACCTACTACTTATGCAGAGGCTACATCAACTTTTAAACTTGCATTAAAAACAGGATTAACAAGTGGTTCTTATACCGGTCCTGTTAATGGAGATGTAAGTGGAAGAAAATTAACAGTAAATGCACAAGTTGGGGTAACTGTTGATTCAAGTGGAACAGCAGTTTATGCTGCGATATGTTCAGGATCAGTTTTATTAGCTGTTACTACTATAACATCACAGGTGCTTACAAGTGGGAATACTGTTAATATTCCTGCATTTAAGTTTGAGATTGCCGATCCTACTTAATAGTCAAATAACATGGCAATAACTTCATTGGATCAATGGTTGGCTTCTAATCGTCAACGAATCCGTATTACCAAGACTACTGCTCGTACATCGGTAGCCCTTATGAACTTTCACATGTTTGAACTTGCGGGAAACCCGGGTGCGGGTACTAATGCGGGTACAAACACTGCAAATGGTGGAACATTAGAGACGGACTCTATCGCTGGTTATCCTGATGTATCATTCTCATCTGGCACAGGGTATCTCACAAAGGTAGAATTTGGTAGTACGGTAGCAGGGAGACTATCACTCTTTGATAGGTTAGTTAAGATGGGTGCTATTAACTATAATAACGGTGTTATTACGGTTACTACGGGATGGCCTAACATTACGGGCAGATGTCCTGATTACTTAGGTGGTGCTGCCTATGGAGCAAGGAATGAACTATGGTTTGAGGCATTGAGTACTTTCACAAGTGCAACAGCCTTTACCGTATCTGTTGGATATACTAACCAAGCAGGCACATCTGGAAGAACGGCTACAATGCCTACACAGACCGCAGCTAACCTTACTTTAGGTAAGATGATACAACTATCCCTTCAATCAGGAGACACGGGTGTACAGCAGATTAACAGCGTCACCACAACAACAGGATCAGCCACAGCAGGGACTTATAATCTTAATATAATGCGTTCTCTTTGGACATCTGGTAGAGTACCTACCGTTGGAGCAGGAGATATACATGATATATTTAAGACAGGGGCACCAGTAGTCTATGCCGATAGTGCTATAATGTTTTTAGTTACTACAGATACGGGTACATCGTCAGGATTACCAGAATTAGCATTTGATATAAGTAATGGCTAATATTTTTCGCAGGTTAGAGAGTGGTAGGTTACAGTCCAGTGATTTAATTAAGAAATCTACTGGTAGTATGTCGCATCTCATTGCGAATGAATTTTGGGAGACACCTTCAGGTATTAACTTGGTTATCCAAAATGTTAATCAAGGTCAATCTGTTGAGAATATTGTATTAATTCAAGTCCATAATTTAATTGTCCAGGATAGTGTTGTTGCTGAAACTCTAGGGAATATTGTTCTTATACAGGTTCATCTTTTAGTAGTAAATGATGTTAACCAAGTACAAGGTATTGAGAACATTGTTTTAGTGCAAGTTCATTATCTTATAATTCAAGGATTAAATCAATCACCTATTATAGATAATATTGTACTTATACAGGTACATGTTCTAGTTGTAACAGCAAGTAACATAGGTATTATTATTGATGAGATAGTATTGGTCCAGGTACATAACTTAGTAATTAATGATATATTAGAAGGTCAATTCATTGGGAATATAATATTAGTAGAAAATCAAAATATTGCAATCCAAGATATAAATGGATCATGTACAATCGGTAGTATTATATTAACACAAGTTCATTACCTATATGTCGTTAATACCTCGTTATTACAAAGTATTGAGAATATTGTATTAATCCAAGAACATGTATTAGTTGTTCAGCATATCAATCAATCTCAATCTATTGGGAATATTGTTATTATCCAAGTACATGATATATTGGTTAGTGATATAAATCAACAACAATTTTTAAGTAATCTTATTTTAATACAGGTTCATAATCTAATTATTGAAAATATTAATCAATCATTAATTATTGAAGATATTGTCTTAGAAGTATCAGTTAATCTTCATGTTGATGATATATTACAAACCCAAATAATTGGGTTGATTGTATTAGGACAATTTCATAAATTAACTATTGATGATAGTTTAATAAATGAATTAATTGGAAATATTGTATTAAATCAACAACATATTTTATTTATTCAAGATTTAATACAATTAGTAAGGATTGAGAATATTGAATTAGTACAAGAGAATAACTTAGAATTGCAAGATGTTAATCAAAATCAATTTATAGATGTTATCATTTTAATTTTAATAAGTATTTTATACCCGCTGAAGATAATTTCTATAAAAGCAGATATAGAAATAAATAAGATTAAAGATGAGGTAAAGATTATAAAAGTAACAAGTAGGCAACCAATTCCTAAGATAAAGGGTTTAATTAGAACGAATAGGATAACAAGGCAAAAAATAAGCAATATAAAATTAAAGTGGGAATAATATGCCAATAGATCATCTAATCTCAATAGATAAGGGACGTACTGGGACGATTGAATTAATTGTTACAGGACTTCCTGATTTAGAGGGTTTATTGTTTAAATTTTTTGCTGTTAAAACTTTAGGTGATGCTACGGAAATTGAACTGGAAGGAACACTTGATTCTGATACTGAAACAATAACTTTTGGATATGATTATACTACAACTAAAGATTTGGAAACAGGGAGTTATTATTATGAAATAGTTACTTATACTGCGAATAAAAGTTATATAAGAACAGTAAATATTGGGTTGTTAAAAGTTATAGATGTAGTACAAATTGATCCAACATTATAAAAGATAGGAGAATATAATTATGCCTTGGAGTGTCAGTAATGTGGATTCTCACAAAAAAGGATTAAGCGATGCCGGGAAAAAGCAATGGTGCAGGATTGCCAATTCTGTATTAAAGAGATGTATGGCTAAAGGAGGTTCGGAAAAAGAATGTGCTGTTTCGGCTATAAGACAAGCTAATGGAGTAGTACAGGTGAATAAGACAGAAGGTAATTATTCTGTTTATAAGAATAAGCAGACAGTAACATATGAACCTAAACTTGTAGTTCATCAAGAGAAAGCACATCTTGTAGTGCCTGTTGTGATGATGGTAGAAGGAGTTCATAATGGTAATCTTGGTCCTGTCTTTCATTCAGCAGCAGAGTTAGGTAAATATACCGAGGCATGGAATGGCATCCCTGTTGTTGTATATCATCCCGAAGAAGATGGTATTGCTATATCCGCAAATAAACCTGAAGTTATTGATGCTGTTAATGTAGGAAAGGTTTATAATTCCAAGATAGAAGATAATAAACTTAAAGCAGAGATTTGGTTTGATGAAGATAAGTTAAATAAGGTATCTGCAAATACATTGAATGATGTCAATGAGAGTAAGGAGATAGAAGTCAGTCTTGGTATGTTTGCAGATTATGAGAAGGAAGAAGGTGAATGGAATGGAGAGAAATATGGTATGGTAGCATATAATTATAGACCTGATCATCTTGCTGTGCTTCCTGACCAGGTTGGAGCATGTAGTTGTGAGGATGGTTGCGGAATAGGAGCAAATAAGAAAAAAGATGAAGATATGACAAACAAGAAATGTAAGAAAAAACCGGAGACTAATGATGATGAGAATGATGATGATGATGATGATATGAAAGCAGAAGAAATGATTAAGAAGTTGCATATGATGGGCAATACAGTTCATCAGATAGGCAACAATGCCGAGAAAGGTTATAATGAAAAGATGCAGATGGTTTATAAGACTCTTCAGAAATTAGACAAGAATGGCACTTATAACTATCTTGAAGAGATGTATGATAACGAACTCATCTATACAATGTCAAATAATGGTGAGTCTAAAATGTATAAACAGAGTTACGAGATCAACAGCGGGGGCGTTGAGTTAACTGGTAATCCTGTTGAAGTCCATCGCAAGGTGGAATATGTTGTCAACAGTAGTTTGACAAGAGGTATTAATAGTAATAATCAAAAAGGAGGACAAAAAATGGCAAACGCTAAAGATTGCCCCAAATGCCTTGAAAAAATCAATGCTTTGATTACTAACAAGGAATCGAAGTTTGAAGAGGCAGATAGGGAATGGCTGTTGACTCAGGAAGAATCTGTTCTCGATAAACTTGTACCAGTGGTCAAGGAAGTTGAGAAAGTCATTGAGAAGACAGTTGAAGTGAACAAGCTATCTCCTGCAGATCAGGCTGATCTTGCTTGGGCGAGGCAGCAAAGGGCAGAGAGACGTGCTACGAGGGTTCAGGCTATACAGGCTAACGCAAAAGATCAGTGGCCTGATGATATTCTGAATAATATGACAGATGATATGCTTGAAAGAGTGTATAATTCTGTTAAGAAGGAAGAATTACCGACTAATTATTTGGGTATGAGTTCTATCAATGCTAATGCAGGCGGAGAAGAACCTCTTTATCCCGCAGGTGTAGTAATTAAAAAAAATTAAGGAGGAAATAAGAAATGGCTTATCAGACAATTAAAATCAAGAAGTACTCCGATGTAATAGAAGAGTTTACTGCTGCTACTGCTATTCTTCCAGGTCAACTGGTTGAACAGACTCCTGCTGCAGCAACTATTCGCAAACATGCTACATCTGGAGGTAATGCTATTCCTATGTTTGCTCTTGAAGATGAACTTCAGGGTAAAGGGATAGATGATAGTTACACATCTGGTGATCAAGTACAGGTGTGGATTGCAGGAAGAGGTGATATTGTTTATGCTTGTTTAGCAGATGAACAGAACATAGCTATTGGTGATCCTTTGGAATCTAATGGTGATGGGATGTTAACTAAACATACTGTTGAAACATGGACTTCTGCAGATGCACAGGTAGCTAATACAGTGTATAGTTTTCCTGTTGTTGCTCTTGCTTTGGAAGCAAAGAATCTTTCTACGCTTCCTGAAGGATCAGATTCAAGTGCCGGAGGTGCTTATTATCATCCTCGTATCAAGGTTAGGATAGTTTAAAATATATAAAGGAGGATAAATAATGAACGTAAATGTAGATTTAATCGCAGGTGGACAGGGTGCAGGAGAGGTTGCTAATCAGCTCGCAAGTGCTGGTCAGATGAATCTTGGTGCAATGCGTCCATTTATAGGCAATGATGGCAGGGCATATATTACCATTTATAAAGGTGGTGCTACATCTGATCCGGACAATTGGGTGACAAAACCTATAAATACTAATGCTACTCTCCGTAGGGATGAGTGGAAACAACTTGATGAAGCTCTTCTTGTAGCTTCCCGTTATCGTCTTGGTGGTATAGAAGACCTTATTTCCAATGGTCTCACTTATCAACTTGGTAATGCAATGGGGACTACTGTACTTGAATGGCATGATGTAAGTGATGGGATGGAGGCAACTCTTACTATGGATGGTATCACTCGTGGTAATGGTGATAGGCCTAAGTTCCAACACAATTATCTGCCTATTCCTGTAATTCATGTGGATTATGAGATCAATGCAAGAGTACTTGCAGCTTCACGTAGCCTTGGTAATCCATTGGATACCACTGCTGCTGAAATGGCTGCTCGTAGAATCCAGGAAAAACTTGAAACTATGCTTTTCACAAATACAACTTATGCATTTGGGGAAACAGACTCAAGGGGGTTGAACAAGATTTATTCTTATGTCAACCATCCTGACAGGAACACCGTTAATCTCAGCATACACTGGAATCATTCAGCAATGACTGCTGCAGGAATACTCCAGGATGTCTTGGAGATGAAACAGGCAAGTATCAATGCTTATCACTATGGTCCTTGGATGTTGTATATACCAACAGCTTATGAAACTGTGTTAGATGATGACTACGATACTAATACCCCAGGTACTACTATTCGTGAGAGGATTCTGAAGATTGCAGGTATTAAAGGCATAAAGGTAGTTGATACCCTTACTGCTGATAACGTACTTCTTGTCCAGATGACTCCTGATGTAGTAAGACTTGTTCAGGGTCTTGGACTTCAGAACGTAGAGTGGAAAACGGAGGGCGATTGGCTTACGAAATTTAAAGTCGTGACAATACAAATCCCGCAATTGCGCAGTGACCAAAACGGAAAATCGGGCATAGTACATTTGGCTTAAATGCTGATTATCAAATACTTACTAACCAAGTAATTTTTCAATATGACAATAACAAGAAAATATCATTACGTATATATCACGACTAATAAAATTAATGGAAAGCAATATGTAGGTGAGCATTCTACACGTAATATTGATGACAGGTATATTGGTAGTGGTGATATGCTCAGGGATGCTATCAAGAAATATGGAAAGTTTAATTTTGAAAGACGGATACTAGAAAGGTTTATGTTAAAAGTAGATGCCTATAATGCTCAATCTAAATATATATTACAATATAATACATTTTCTCCTAATGGTTATAATATTAGTCCTACTGGTGGTTTAAGAGTGAGTGGATGTTTTTCAGAAGATTCAAAAGCATTAATGAGCATAAAAGCAATAGAACGTTTTAAAAATCCTGAAGAGAGACGAAAGACAAGTGAAGGAACGAAAAGAGGAATGGCTAACATGGATAAGGATAAAAAAGATCAAATGGTTGAAAATATTAGACAAGTTCAACTTATTAAATGGACTCCTGAGAAAAAAGAGAGACATAGAGAGGTTTGTAGGCAAGCTAAATTAAGCATGTCTACAGAGGCAAAAGCACATCATAAGGAAGCTCTTAGGGAAGCAGCTCTAAAGCAGTGGCAGACTATGAGAGAAAAGATGATTGCCTCTATAGATATAGAAGAGAGAAGAAGTATAAAACAGGAGTTTTGGAATAATATTTCACCTGAAGGGAAGAAGCAGATTGGAGATAAAGTAAGCGTTACAAAGCAAGCATTAAAGAAGAATAAAGCAGCATAGTAATTTTAATATTAAAAATACTTAGTTATGGAGAGAGAAGATGGATCAATAATGTGGAAAAAGGTAGGAGGAGGTTCTTTGAGGCTGAACGGGAAGATTATAAAGCCAGGTCAGACATTTAGGGCGCATCCTGACGTGATACCGAATGCTTTTAAAGACCTTATCATTCCACTTGAAAGTATACCTAAAAAGGATGAACCTCCGCTTGTTGTGGCAAAAACTGTTTACAATATGCAACCAAGAGGTAAGAGCAAGAGTTTATTTGATGTAGTTAACAAAGATGGTAAAGTACTCAATGAGAAAGCTTTGACAAAAGAAGTTGCACAAAAACTCATTGATGATCTCGCATAATGATTTGGAATGTTCCTAAGATATGGGAAGAGGGAGACGTTTGGATATTGGGGGGAGGACCATCTGTTCCGAAACAGTTTGGTATTCCACAACTTGTCGTGCAACAGGTTGTGAATGGGACTTCCCCTCCGAGTGTTTATTCTCCATATATGTCAGGAATACATGATAAACATGTCATAGGAATAAATGTAGCTTATTTAATTGGTGATTGGATTGATGTAGCGTTTTTTGGAGACATAGGTTTTTTTTTACAGCATAAAGAAAAATTAGCACAATTTCCTGGTATCAAAGTATGCTGTCATCCCCAGATAGAAAAATTTAATTGGGTTAAGTATCTTCCAAGAGATCACAAGGGAAGAGGTATTAGCGATAATCCTAATTCAGTTTCATGGAATTATAATAGTGGTGCTGCAGCAATCAGTTTAGCTATTCATGCAGGAGCTAAAAGAGTTATCTTGCTTGGATTTGATATGAAACTTGATACTACGAACATGCAACACTGGCATAATCTTTATGGTAGGGGACAGGTTATGGATGCCAAGAGGATTATGAAACTTCCATTTGTAAGACATTTAAGAGGATTTCCAGAGATTGCTAAAGATGCAAAAAGGATGGGAGTGGAAGTTCTTAATGGATCGCCTGATTCAGCAATAGTAGATTTTCCTAAGTATTCAGTTAATGATTTATTAATAAAAACTGCATGAATGTAATTCGTATAATGGGTGGGTTAGGCAATCAGATGTTTCAATATGCATTTGGCAGGGCAAATATTAATGATACCCGTTATACTTTATCATGGTATGTTAAAAGTAAGAATGTTCATCGTCCTTATAGGTTAGATAAATTTAATACTAAGATTAATCTTCACAAGTCTATAAAAAATACAATCTATGAAAAACATAGGGGATTTGATATGAGTTTATTGAAGATGGATGGTTTTAACTTTGTAGGTTATTGGCAATATTATCCATATTTTAAAGATATTATTCCCTGTTTAAGAGAAGAACTTGTAGTCAAAGAACAATATCATACTAAGAAATTTTTAGCATTAAGAGATAAAATTACTAGTACAAATTCAGTTTCAGTTCATGTACGTAGAGGAGATTACTTGGTTCAAAAAGGATTCCATGAACTTCCATTTCATTATTATATTAGGGCATTAGGTTATGTAAAAGGAGAGTTGTTTGTTTTTAGTGATGATATTTCTTGGTGTAAAAGTAAATTCAACGATTATTTCTCTAATATAACTTTTGTAGATATAGAAGATTATCTTGCATTTGAACTTATGAGGCTTTGTAAGCAAAACGTGACAACTAATAGTACATTCAGTTATTGGGCTGCAATACTTAATGATAATCCTAATAAGATAGTTATAAGTCCTTATAAGTGGTTAGGAGACCAGGTAATAGATGACAAGTTAAGATTTCCTGAAGAATGGATTAAGATACCTGATTATGTTGTTTAAAACATTTGAGAAATATCTTAAAGATAGGCGTGGTGCAATTCATGTAGGAGCGAATACAGGAGCAGAAAGGGATTGGTATATTCAACAGAAATTTTCACCTGTACTTTGGTTTGAACCTAATATTGATGTATTTGAGAAATTAGGAAAGAATATAAAGTTTATAGAGAATCATACAGCATTTAACATTGGTATCCATGATGAATTAAAGACGGCCAAGTTACATATAGCAAGTAATGAAGGACAAAGTTCATCTATACTTGAATTTGGTACTCATTCTAAATATCGTCCTGATATTAAGTATATAGGAGATCAAGATATACAGATGATGCGAATGGATAACTTTTTATTCTTGACAGGTAGGGACATAAAAGATTATAACTTTTTGAATATAGATGTACAAGGAGTGGAATTAAATGTGATCAAGAGTTTTGGTAATTTACTTGGAGCATTGGATTATATCTATACAGAAGTTAATGAGGAACAACTTTATAAAGGTTGTGCTTTGATGAAAGATATTGATGAATATGTTGTAAGTTTTGGATTTAAAAGAATGGATACTTATATAACCAAATATAAATGGGGTGATGCATTCTATCTTAGGATTCGATGAGTTAATAAAAACATCTTATAATTTTAATCAATGGGATTTTGACAATAATCCTAATTGGTCAACTCTTCGTGATCTTTATAATAATAATTTTATTAATCATACACAAGATAGGGATTATTCTGTATTACCTAGGAAAATCCATCAGATTTGGTTTGGGGATAAGATGCCAGGACAGTATGAGAAAATGACTAAATCATGGAGCGAGTTTAATCCTGAATGGGAATATAAGTTATGGACAGAGAAAGATATTAATGATGTTTATATTTATAGAAGAAGATTATTTGATACAATAACTCATTTAGGGCAAAAGTCTGATTTTCTACGTTATCATATTCTTAACCAATTTGGTGGTATATATGTAGATACTGATTTTGAGTGTTTAAAATCTTTTGATGAACTTACTTATGCTAATTTTATAACAGGTATAGGTTATCCTTCCAAGGTAGAACTTTATATTGGGTTGATAGGTTGTACTCCACATCATCCTGTTATGGAATTGATAATAAAAAATATGATCAAGGCAAATCCTGCAGGGTGGAAAAATATATTCGAGACAACAGGTACTTATTTCTTCACAAGAAATTTTTTTAGAGTTGTGAATAAAGATAGTAAGGGAGTGTTAGCATTACCTCCTGATTATTTTTACCCTATGCCTAATTATGTTAGGAAACAGGATGTGGACAGGACAGAATTTATTAAGGAATTCTCATTTGCTATTCATCATTGGGGAGTTTCATGGTCAAAAAGAAAACAACATGGTTGATTTTATAACTGGGGAAAAGTTCATGGAATTAGGGAAATTTACTTATTCTCCTCCTTCAAGGAGTAATGGAGATTATAATAGGCTTCGTAATACTCTTCAACCTTCCTTAATTAAAGATATGGATATTATATATACTCATACATTATATATAAACCAACTTTTTAACCTCATAGGAAGCGATAAGAGACACTTTATAGTTGTTAGCCATAATAGTGACACGAATATAGATGAGTCCTTTAAATTGCCTCCTAATATTGTTAAATGGTATAGTCAAAATGTTTGTGTAAAAAATGAAAGGATAGAATCTATCCCTATAGGACTTGAGAACAACCGGTGGTTTCCTGAGATTAGGAAAAAAGAAAAGATGATGCTTAAATTACAAACATCTAATGGAGTACGTAACTGGCTTTATATGAATCATAATATAAAGACAAATGAAAAAGAAAGAACAGCACCATATATAATATTTAAAGACCAACCTTGGATTACCATTGAAAATGGCAAGAATGGATATGATTTTGACAAATACTTGGATAATATTTATCATCATAGGTTTGTAATTTGTCCAAGAGGTAATGGAGTTGATACACATAGGACATGGGAAACTCTTTATATGGGTTCTATTCCTATTGAGAAAAAAAATATCAACAACCAGTTTTATACTGATCTTCCTATATGTTTTGTCAATTACTGGGAAGAAGTGACAGAAGAATTTCTTGAGATTGAATATGCAAGGATAAAAGGTAAACAATGGAAGATGGAAATGCTTGACTTTGGATATTGGAAAAATAAGATTAATGGATACGCCTGATTGGATAGTAGGTAATAAATTTATTGATATATGTAAATATATATATGCTCCTGCAATATTGAGTAAGTGGGACTATGCTAAAAGAACAAATACGTTAGATATTGAGAAGTTAGAAGATGGTGATATTATATTCTGTACAGGTTTTATTTCTTATAAACAAGAATTGTTAAACATTATTAAAGATACCAAGAAAGTTATTCTTGTATCTCATAATTGTGATGAAGGTATTGATGGTTCATTTGAAATACCTAGTAATGTTATTAAATGGTATGGGCAAAACATAAAAGTTGTAAATCCTAAAATAGAGTCTATTCCTACAGGATTAGAAAATGAAAGATGGTTTCCAAAAAAAGAGAAGAAGAAGAAGATGCTTGCCCAAATGCAGGAGAAAAGGTCATTGATTAATCTTGTTTATATGGATCATCGTATTTATTGTAATCCGAAAGAGAGAGTAAGACCTTATGAAATATTAGGCAAAGAACCTTTTGTAACTGCAGTAACAGAAGAAAATATAGTTTCATTTGATATTTATCTTCATTATATTTACAATCACAAGTTTGTAATATCACCAGAAGGTAATGGGGTACAGACACATAGACCTTGGGAAGTTCTTTACATGGGATCAATACCAATAGAACGAAGGAATGTGAATAACATGTTTTATGAAGACTTACCTATATGTTTAGTTGAAGATTGGGATCAAGTGACAGAAGAATTTTTGCTTAATTGGCTTATTGAGAACCAAGATAGGCAATGGAATATGGAGAAATTGAAATTTAGTTATTGGAAGGAGAAAATATGCACATCATAATTCCAATGGCAGGTAGTGGGGAACGGTTTGTTGCAGAAGGATATACAGACCCTAAACCTCTTATTAAGGTAGGAGGTAAACATATAATAGAATATGTATGTGATATGTTTGATAGGGATGAAGATGAGTTTACATTTATTTGTAATGATAAACATCTTGAAACAACAGGGATGAGGGGTATTTTAGAAAATTTGGTTAAACATGCTAATGTTGTTTCAATGCCGGTACATAAACTTGGTCCTGTATTTACTATCCTTGCATTTGATGCTCTTGTTTATGAAGATGAACCTGTTATTGTAACTTATTGTGATACACCTATAATATGGGATTATAATAATTTTAAATTATACATAGATAATTATAATGTTGATGGATGTATAGTTAGTCATACAGATTTCCATCCGCATACACTTAATTCTACATTATTTGCATATTCAAAGCTAGATAAACAAAATAGGGTTTTAGAGATTAAAGAGAAAAGTTGTTATACGAATAATAAGTTCAAGGAGCATGCATCTTCAGGGACTTATTATTTTAGACATGGAGGATATATAAAAAAATATTTCAAACAATTAGTTGAAAAAGATATTAATTATAATGGGGAATATTATGTTACATTAGTATATAATCTTTTGATTAAAGATAAGTTAAAAGTTTATTCTTACTTGACGGATTTTGTATTATCTTTTGGGAAACCTGATGACATCAGGAATTTTGAAGCATGGCAAATTATTATTAATGGAGGACAGGTTAAAGACGTTTATGATGTAATGAGGTCATATGAGTACTGGAGTAAATATAATAATCAATGTTAATAATTTCACATAGAGGTAATGTTCATGGTCCAAATATCCTTGAAAATCATCCTGATTATATTTGGGAAACATTAATTAAAGGATATGATGTGGAAATAGATATTTGGTATAAACATGGACTTTATCTTGGACATGATTACCCTCAATATAAAATTGATTTTTCATTTTTAAATAATCATATGTGGTTACATTGTAAAAATATAGAGGCTTTTAATTTTTTATCGGGATTTAAAAGATTTAATTCATTTATGCATGATAGTGGTATTACAAAATCTACTCATGGATTTTTGATGGTAGCTCCTGGGTTGGAAATTAATAATAAATCAATAGTTTTTATGCCTGAGTTAGTTAAAGATTGGGATATAAGCAAGGCTTATGGAGTATGTACAGATTATCCTGAAAAATATGAACCACATTCCTAAAGTTTGTTATTTATATTGGAATCGCACACCAATGTCTTATCTTAATGTGGTGACTGTTCTTTCATTTCATAAGTATAATCCTGGTTGGAAGATAGTAGTTTACAATGCTCATAAAGTTCCTATAAAAAAAGATAAGGAAATCTCTAATTTGAAATACCAGGATTATGAAGGTGAAGATTATTTCTACATGCTCGAAGAATTACCTTATGTACAGGTAAGAGAGTTTGATATAAATAGGTATAGAGTTCATTCTGTATTAGTATCAGATATATGGAGGAGGGAGATTCTTTATGAAAATGGAGGAGTATATTCAGATTTTGATGTAATATGGTTAAGACCTATGAGTGAATTTGAGAATATAGAATGTATTGGTAATCCCAAAGATTTTGAAGCAGTAGTTTCATTTTATAATTATACTCATGGATTTCATAATGTTTCTAACCTTATTGCAGAAAAGGGAAGTTTATTCATTAAGTCAATGATGGATGCAGTAAAGAGAGTAAAACGACCTTTTGGAGACCAGTCATTTGGAACAAAGATGGTTAATAAACTTTATCCTACTTTAGAAAGCATAATAGATTTATATCCCAGGGTATTAGCAATTAAATATGAAACTTTTTATCCTTATTCAACTTTTAACATGCAACAGTTATTTATTGAGAATGATTTAACCCCTATAGATAATAAGAATGTAATGTGTATCCATTGGTTTAATGGGAATATTTTGAGTAAACAGTACATAAATGGTAATGAGTATAAAGATTGCAGTATGACTACTATATTAAAAAATGAAGGATATGACTTTGGTTGAATTATATGAAAAAGGAGGTTATAAAAAATATCCTACGGATAAAGGAAGTGATCATTCGTATTTGCCTGAATATGATAAATTATTTAAACCTTTCCAGCACAAGAAGATTAATATATTTGAGATAGGATATTACAAAGGAGGTAGTACTAAGTTATGGGAGGATTATTTTACCAAGGCTAAGATCAAGGTTATTGATATAAACCCACAGGATTTTGAAGAAAGTAATGTTGTATTAGGCAATAGGGTAATATTTGAACAAAAGGATGTACGATCACTCAATGTTGAATATTTTAAAGATTTTATTCCTGATATAGTTATTGATGATGGTTCGCATTTGCTTACAACACAAGCAAGGATTATAAGATTGATGTATCCAATAATTAATAAGGGAGGGATGATAATTATTGAGGATTTTAATTGCGAAAAGAATAGGAGGAAGTTTTATGCACTTGAAATACCTTGGAAATTAATAGATTTAAGAAGTGTCAAGGGAAGATATGATGATGCATTTATACTTGTAAAGAAATGAATGCAGTTCCGAAAATTTGCCATTTTTATTGGGGAGGATCATCACCTATGCCAGAGTTAATGATATTTACCATTTTATCGTTCCATAGGTATAATCCTGATTGGCAGATAATAGTTTATAGTACATTACAAAAAAATGAAGACTTGGGAGTAAATTTATTTAATCCTGTATATGTAGGGAAAGATTATTTTCCGTTATTAGAATCTATGCCTTTTGTTATAATTAAGAAGATTAACATATCTGATTACGGTATTAGAAGAGGTATTCATTCATCTATGGGTTCTGATCTTTTAAGAACTAATGTGCTTTATTATATTGGAGGTATATATTGTGATTTTGATGTATTATGGTTAAAATCTATTAATGAAATAGTTAATATTGATTGTATTGGAAATCCTTTAAAGTTTGATGCAACAATATGTTTATATCAATTTAAAACTGGGTTTCATAGTATAGGTGTTGTAATTGCTAAAAAGAATAGCAGGTTCATATATTTATGGATGAATTACCAGAGGATGATACATAAAAGATTAAGTTATCAATTATTTGGTAATGAACTTTTAAATAAAAAATTTCATGGATTAAGAGAGATACAGTCATTATTACCTGGTATTTTGGCTTTGAAGTATGAAACATTTTATCCATATTCAATATATAATTTAAAACAACTATATGTAGATAATGATCTTTCTCCGCTTGATAATAAAAATACATTAGCATTACATTGGTTTAATGCTCATCCTTTAACACAGGATTATTTGGGTAATAATTATCAACCATGTAGCATGACTTCTATCTTGCAAAATGAAGGATATATATGATCTCTATTGTTATGGCATATTATAACAGGAGGGAGTTATTAATTAATACTCTTAAATCTATTGAGAAATCAGGATATAAAGATTATGAGATTATAGTTGTTGATGATGCAAGTAAAGAAGAAGAAAGAATAGAAGATTTAAATGTAAAAGTAATAAGAGTTGAACAAAAAGATAAATGGTATCATAATTCCTGTATCCCATTCAATATTGGGATAAAAGAAGCAAAAGGAGATATTGTCATTATTCAAAATCCAGAATGTTTTCATGTTCATGATGTGCTTAGTTATGTAGCAAATACAGTTAATGATAGTAATTATGTATCAATGTCTTGTTATTCTATAAATAAGAATATGTCAATACTTGATATATTAGATCAATTTATGACATTACCTCAGAAATCAGTTGAGAGTTATGTGGGATGGTATAATCATTCTATTTATCGCCCAGTTCATTATAACTTCTGTTGTGCTATCACTAAGAAAAATCTCTCAATACTTGGAGGGTTTGATGAAAGATATGCTGGGGGGACAGGATATGAAGATGATGATTTTGTAGACCGAGTAAAACGATTAAGACTAAAGATGATAATAGCTGATGATGTTTCAGTTATTCATCAATGGCATCCGAAAGTTTATGATATTAACAATCCTATACATGCACAAATGTTCAGGAAAAATGGATTGCTTCACAAACAAACCAAGAAAGAGAATTATATAAAAGTTAATGATTAAACAAGGTAAGATATTAGTCCAAATTGGTACTAATAATGGCAATGATGCTTTTAATAAGATAGTAAGATATGCTAATCCTACCAAGGTTATATTAGTAGAACCTAATGCAAAACTTAATAATAAAATAAGGGAGAATTATAAAGGAATAGACATTATACTTGAAAATGTAATAATATCAAATGATAATAATGCAAGGTTGGTGCATCCTAAGAATAAATATAGTAAATCAGGAAAACGAATAGGTAAACTTAATTACTCTGATGTTCACTATAGTTTACTTCCTATGGATGATTGGGGAAATGATTTTGATATAATTAATTCTCCCTGTATTTCGTTTATGGCTTTATGTGAGAAATATTCTCTTGAACATATTCACTATTTGCAGATAGATACAGAAGGTTATGATGCAGAAATAATAAAATCCATTGATTTTAATAAAGTTAAGATTGATATGATAGAGTATGAAAGATGGAATTTCCCTGAAAATAGGTTTACTAGGCATGGTGATAAGGCTAAATTATATGGAGTAAATGGAATGAGGGCAGTATCTAATTTATTGGATAAATTAGGATATATCCAAATCAGCCAGGATGAAAATATATTAGCAATATGGTATGGTTAATATAGTATTGGTACTTAGGAGTGGTAAGGATTTTGAGTTAAGAGATGTGGAACTTATTTCACGTCATATAAATGCTAAATGGAGAAATGGCAGGCCAAGGATTATTTGTTTATTTGACAAGGCTACTGAACATTACGATTTAGGCAATTTTGAACTTATCCCTCTTAATAATGATTTACCTGGTACATGGGCAAGGATGCAACTCTATTCTCCTGAGATGGAACAATACAGACCATTTCTTTATGTAGACCTTGATACTGCAATTATTAATTCTCTTGAAAATCTATTTGACATAATAATAGATCAGTCTAAATTCATTGCACTTGAAGATTTCTGGCAGAAAGGAAGGTTGGCAACAGGACTTGCATGGTTTCCTGCAAATTCAGAAGTTATAAAGAGAGTATGGGATTCATTCAAAGGAAGGACAGGCAATAGGATGGATAACTATCTAAGGAATATAATAAGTACACCTGTTTATTGGCAATCATTAACTAATATGATAGTTGACTTTAAACCTAAAAGAAACCAGTTATTACAGGCGTTACCTAAAAATTGTGATATTGTATGTTTTCATGGGAAACCAAGAATACATGATGCAGATGTTCCTTGGGTCAAAGAATATGTCAATTTTAGCCCTAAACTTCGTGTTACTGTTATCGTTCCGTATAAGGTTGATAGAGGATGGCTAAAAGATGCCATAGCAAGTATCCCTGTGTGGGTACAATGCATCGTAAGCCAGGAAGAAGGGAATTGGCCGGAGAATTTCAACAAGGTCTTAAATCAAGCCACAGGTGATTATATAAGGTGGTTACATGAAGATGATATGCTTACTCCTAATTGTATAGAAGATTCGGTAAAAGCAATAGAAGAACAAGATGTAGATTTTATTCATGGCAATGCTACTGAGTTAAGGCAAAGTAATGGTCAATTGAAGTCATGGAAATCTCCTGACAAATATGTGACATTAGATAGGTTATTGAAGACAAATCCTATTCATAGTGCAACTTTAATGTATAGGAGAAGTGTCTTTGATAGGGTAGGAAAGTTAGATGAGACTCTTAACACAGCAGAA